TTGCAGCCATCTACTTTCAGATTGTTACTTTAGCAAAGTTTAACTTTAAATTTTTGCTCAAAATAAATATTTTTGTGCAGTATTGTTTATTTTTGCAGCACTTTCCTTATTATTAAGAATGAGGAACTAAGAATAAATAATAAACAAAAAAAAACAAAAGGAGAAGAATTTATGACTAAAGAGGAAGAAGATGAAGTCCATCGGTTAGTTCAATCAGTCGGTGTTGTACAGTTGTCAAGAGTAATGTTTAAGGACATGGACGTTAGCGAAATGATAAACGTCATTATCCTTGCAGGTAGAGGCTACAGCGTAAAGCTACTCACTTGGTTTAAGTATTATTGTGAAGTGATGCCTCTGTTTATCATGCTTTTTCATATTGCATGCATGGTAACATTTGCGTCTCATGAAAAAGAAATGTGCGTATGGTTTAAGGAGAATTGGGTATCGGCAGCATTTATCTATTTCTCAGTTTACATCCATCCGCTTGTGCTTATACTTGCTAGCAGATTCTTTTGGCTCTGCTACAGATGGCGTATTCCGATGATAATCTACCTATTTGGGATAAATGCTATCCATATTGTATACTGGAATGTTTTTACCACCAACGAAATGGTGGAATCTAATGTTGTAATACTTGTAATGACCATTATATTTTATGTATATGGTTTTGCCGATAAGTATTACTCAGGCAAGGGCTGTCAAAGTTTAATCTCTAGATTATAATGATATGGGAAAGTTATTTGGTTATCACACCTTGGGAGTGTTATTAAAATCGTTGTCTGACTCTTGCTTTCGAGCAGACGAGCAAGAGAAGAGAGGGGAGAAGGTAACTGCTTGCGGAATGAGCAGCGATGAGATAGAAGACCTTTGTGAGAACTATCTGCCGTATGCTCTCAACCCTATGTTGAGCACCGAGGAGGTCAAGGAGAAGCTTCACGTTTCTGATGCAACATTGAATAGAATGGTTGCTAGAGGTGACATTCCGAACGGAGAATGCAAAAAGCGAGGGCACACCCGATATTTTAAGAAGTGGGATATACTGCACTTCATTAAGAGTAAGAGAAAATAATAGTTGAACATGTAAGTATTCCTTACAAGTTGAGTAAGAGAGGTAAGTGGTTGCCTCTCTTTTTTGTTTCAGTTTGCGTGAGTGACTGTTGCAATTTTTGCAACAGTCACTCTGACTTCCTTTTTTTTTATTTTTACATTTTCAAAAAGTCTTCTATATCTATGTACTCAATACCGAAATTCTCCGCACATTGTTTGTCGGAGTCCGAGAAGTCACCTTCTTTTCCGCTAGCATCACCTATCATTATCAGCTCACTTTTCTTCCAAGAAGAATACGACTCAAGCATTCCTGTATTTGGCTTTCTCATTTCTATCTCTGCATGCGATGGGCAATACATAGAGTTGACGAAGATATTTCGTCCGGTATGATTGCGAAGATATTTTTGCATAAAGCTTTCAATAGCCTTAATCTTGCCGATAAAATCCTGTTCGTCAACAAATTGAGGGATGCCTCCTTGGTTTGAGACTATTTCAACATAGTAAAGAGTAGGGAATGCATCTACAATCTTATCCAAAACCTCTTTACGGATTTTGAAATCTGTTACATCTGTAGGAAAGGTGTTTCCTGATATAGTTGTAATAATCGTGTCGTCTAAATCAATGAATAATACTTTTTTCTTGATTAAATATCCTTTTTCTGTCATAATTTTGCTTTTTTTCTATATTGATATATTAATATCTTTATCTACGAAAATTAAGTTTGTAAAACACAGTTGTTTCGGTGTGTCTCACCATTTTTATTACAATGCAAAGATACGACAAAAAAGATGGCTTTGCAAATAAATTAATGCAAATTTTAAAACGTTATCTGTTTTTAATGAAATCATTAACAATTCTCTCTATGGTGTCTTGCTTGATAGCTATAGGGGCATCACCTTGATATTCTATCACTTGGTTGCCGCATTCCTTCCAAAATAGGTTGCTATTGATGCGTTCGCCATCTACCAAGATCCAATCCGGATGATGTTCAAACGAATGCATATTAGTTAGCGGAACGAGAATGAATAATTTATTCTCCATCTTGTTTACGAGTACCGACAAGTCATTATCATCAAATGTAATGATAACTCGATTTTCATTCTCAGATAGAACGTTAAAATCCTCATTAAAACGTTCATAAAGGTAATTTTTGATTTTCGAACAACTCATATTCTTGTAATTTTATAGGAGGGCAGATGGAAAAATCCAAGGTCTGCCCACCAAGTTAAACTTATAAGGAAATCTTCTATAATATCGACTGACAGAGCCATCCCATAAGATAGCATGGTTCTTCGCCTTGCATATCTATTCCCAGATGGTTGCATATATGTGCTACTACATGAAACATTTCATGTGTGAGACTATTTATATACTCACCTTCAGAAGTAGATTTGCAAATGAGCACAACACTTGTTTTCTTTGAAACATTTGTGTATGTCAATCCTTTGTTTGAAGAATCGGTTGAAATGTGGTCGTATGCATCCAATAATGGTTGCCCCTTACAATCAATGGAACTTAGTAAGTCCATAGCTTCGTCAACATCTTCTTGATTAGCTATATGACATACAATCACATTCCAATCGTATTTCTCCAAGTAAATTTCTTGTTTAATCATAATACATCATCCCATGGAATGCCGATACCATTATGGTTGCAATCGGCATAAAATCTATTGAAAATAAATCCGTCCGCTTGGTCTGGGTCATCCACCATATCCTTAATGAATTGAGCCAAAGCAGCTTCGTCTTTTAAAGAAGACTTAAAGAAATCGGCTCTAGCCATGTTTGCGACATAAACGAAATCGTAATTGTCGGCATTCTCCAACTTTACGTTGTTGACTTTAAGAAGTTCCTCGACTGTATCTTTTTCTGTCGGTTCAACTTTTTCGAGCTTACCAGTTGTTGCGTTTGTCTTGCGCATTAAGGTAATAGCCCAATCGCACATCTTTTTATTGAAGTGCCAGCCATTGTAGCGAAGGTATGCAATCATCCCTTCCGGCTTCATATCGTATGCGTCAAGTGGTATTTTGTATCTTCCCATAATAAAAGCTTTTAAAGGAGGTGGAGATTTCTCCCCACCTCAAAGTGTAATACTAATAGCGATAACCGCCACCTCTGCGACCACCATGTCTTTCACCATAGCGGTCATCATCGTCATCCCAATTGTCTCGGTAATCCGGCATTGGGTTTCTGTGACCCATTCGTCCATACTTGTCATCCCCCATTTCATCAATGCAGTGCATGAGTTTACCACCATACTTAAGCATCTTCTCTACAAGTTCTGACATTTCATTTACCTTGTTTTCGGTAATTTCTATCATGTATCCCATAATGATTTACTTTTTTGTATTAACTTTTTCCAAAGCCACTGACAACATAGACTTAATATCGGTCAAAGTTCCCTTCATTCCGCTAACCTCGCTTTTGAGGTTATTGATGTCTTCTTCCTGTTGTCTGTCTTTGGCTATTTGTGGATTCAATACGGCACGCATCTTTGCGCACTCTTCCATAACCTTTTTGTGGTATGGCTCGCTTTCCACAATCTCCTTAGAATGCCGATACATAGCCTCAACTTCCGCATCCATAGCTTCACGGCTTTCAGAAACCACGAGGTTTTCCGAATTTGCAATTTGCATATTGGATGGGAGTTGTTTGAACTCCATTTGTTCATTAGGCAATTTTACGACAACATCAACGGTAGTCTCCATTGGTTGTGGGTTGAATTGCCCAGGAGTATATGTTGGGAACTTAGGCTGTGGGTTACTGACCGACACAACCTGTCCGATTTTAAGACTTGGGTTTTCACCCTTGTCAAGCACATAGAATATGCTGTTAGGTCGAAGTCCTTGAAACATAGCTTTGTAATGTTAATTGTTAAACAATACCCGTCATTAGCTGAAGGGTGTTAGTATCTCGCTCGAACCAAAACTGATAAACTCCAGTTCCTGCAATGTCGGCTACCGTCAAAGGATTGCCGTTGAACTTAGTTACAGCTTGGGTTACGCCATTGGTCTCGAAAAGGATTGGCAGCGTATTTGTCGTACCAGTCGGAATAGCTTGATATAGGTTCACAAAGATAGTTCCCCTATAGTTAGCATTCACGAAGGCGTGGTTTCTGAACGAGAAAACGACATTTTCGGTGTTCACCGCCACGCCTGTAGATGCGATAGCTGCCGAGCCGTTACGATTAACCCATGCAAAAGGTCTCATCAATAACATAGCAGCCTCCTTTCCTAATTAACCCCAAAAGCTTGTATTGTTGACACCATTCAGACCATATAAGCCTGTTTGCCAAGCAACACAATTTGGAACAGCAGTAAATGGACTGTAGCTGGTTGTAACAGTTGATGGAAGCTTACACTTGATACCATCTACCTCTTTTTGCAAGCCAGCCAACATAGCGTTGACAGGTGCCATAGCTTGACCTACAATCTGCGAAGTCATGGCAGAAGACTTATAAGTTCCATTCTCTTCACGAAGATGGTCTATCTTGTCCTGCATATCTCTGAGTTCTGCTTGGCGTTGGCCATTAACTACGGTCTGAGTACTATCTTTAATAGCATTCAAAATGTCGCATGTCTGACCTTTAGTTTCGAAAGCAACATTAGAAAAACCTCGTTCCTGACTTACGGCTACATTGTTGATGGCATTCTGCAAAGTGCCAGTCTGCTGACACATAGCCAACTTGACGTTTCCGTCCATAGCCGTAATATTGTTATTTACACGGCAGCAGCAGTCAGCGAGTTGTGATGCAATCTGCATGTTACCTTGCTGAAGAGCGTTGATGGTTTGCATTCCGCTCATACCTACTTGGTTGCCCACGTTCTGGACTTGGGTTGTCAAGGCAGAGATTGCTTGTTGAATCTGTCCTTCAGTACAATTGAGCTGAGTAGCGAGATTACTGAGTGCATTACGATTGCCACCGATAGCATCCATAAGCAAGGAACGACCATAGTCATTGTTGATTTCATTGGCAAGACCTGCGCCATTGCCACGGCCACCAAAGCCGAAACCATTACCGCCCCAACCACAGAAGCAAAGGATAAAGAGCAGCCAAATGAACCAAGAACCATCGCCATTGCCGAATCCGTTATTACCCTTCATCGCAAGAAGAACGTTTGGGTCAACGCCTCTCTGTTGGAGCAAAGGAGCTATCAAGCTCATCATTCCTCCATTGTTACCTGAACCCTCTGGATTAAAAACATAAGTTTTTGATGTCTCCATAAGAATAATCTTTTTGTGTTAAACCTTAATTAAACTAACTCTATGTAACGTTACGGCTGCAAAGTTACGAATAATAAGGATAAGATAAAATAACTCTATCAAACTTTCTTTTAATCACTAATAATCAAGTAGTTAAGGTGATAGGAGGTAATGTCATACTTCCGGATGCATGGAAATCAAAGGCTTGTTTGCAAATTCCGTTTGCAGAAAACGAAAAATGCAAACGGAAATTAAGCACGCACAAACTTGAAACCAAATTTTTCAGTATAGTATTCCTCTTTAGGGTGTCTTTTTGTCTCGGAGTCATAGCAGAGAATAAACGGCTCACCCTTAGAGTAGAAATAGTTATAAGACTTTCGCAAATACATCTTTGCATTCAAAGCCTTTGGGGAGAGCTTTCTTATTCTTAACCTAGTTTCTTGAGGCTTACCCGACATTACTCTAAGTTCATCCATTTTGTATTGCATGTGAAGTTTTCTTCCTTTGCTTGCATATCTTTCTTTATTCCAATAGTCTCTTAGAGACTTGTTTCGTTCTTTACGAATCCTATTTATCGTTTCTATATCGTGTTTCAAGCCAAGCTTACTGACTTGTCCTAATATTGTAGACTGAGGAATATTCGTTACTTCTGAGATTTCTCTCGCTGTCATCGTTTGGTACATGTCGGAGATTTTGCGGATAGTCTCATTATTCAATTTATTGTCTATTTTCGTTCCACCTAAAATAGTGATATACTTGTATAATGTATGTAAGGTTACACCAGCAGCCTTGGCTACTTCCTTTCGTGGGTAGTCATTGATGTGGGCTTTGATATAGTCCATCTGTTCTTGTGTTAATCTTCTTGGCATTCTTCGTCCTCCTCAAAAGAAAATCCGTATTTGTTCTTGTAGAATTCTTCATCCATTCTGCGAGTATTCCGGTCATAACCTAAGATGTATGGTTCACCTTCAAAAGCAAAATACCCATACTTATTTATAAGATGGTACTTGGCATGATATGATTTTATCGGCATTTCTGAAAATTTGAATTTCGTCTGCTGCGGAATACAGGATATAACTCGGAATTTCTCCATCTGCATAGTTCTTTGCCAACTTTTCACCCTTTTGCCAATAGTTGCTTTATCATATGCTTTTTTTAAGTTAGCCAAACTATTCTTTTTAAGTCTTTCGATAGTTTCTTCTGAATGAGTAAGCTTTAGCCTTTTAGCAGCCTTGCCTACCGTAGACGGATGGCAGCCTACAATTACTGCAATCTCTCTGACCGAATGGTCAGGATATAGTTTTGTGATTTGTTCATCACGTTTCTTGTCGGGTTGTGGAACAAGTCTTTTTTGCTCGAACTTACAATCGCATTCGTGCATTATTTTATACAAGAATTTAACGCTGACACCCATTCTTTGCGCCAACTTGTACCTTGGACGCTCATTAATATGAGCTTTGATGTAATCTATTGTTTCCTGTTCTATAATTCTCATGTATATTCAGTTTTTGTGGTGTGTCTCACCTGTTTTTTGCAAAGATAATGAGATTTTATTGGCAGAGCAAATATTTTAATGTGTTATAACTTAGTTTAAGGAAAAATTTAATTATTTGCACAAAAATTAATTGTGTAGTTTTCTGACTCGGCTATTTTCACATTATTATATATAAATAGCTATCTTTGCAACAAAAAACATAAGGAAATGACAGCGGAAACTATTCAATTAATACAGACGGGAATTAATCTTCTTTGCGCATCGGGAGTTATCTCCACGTTGCTGTACTATAATAGTAGAAAACGAAAGGAGGCGGCACTCGCATCACAGGAAGAGAATAAGACTATTTCATCATATGCCGATGAGTGGAAGGCTCTCTATGAACGTTCCAACGAGTCGGTCGTTAATCTTAACAGTAAAATAAATGAATTGTATGAGGAAATCAATCAGTATCGTATTACCATACGCAATCTTAGGGATGAGAAGAACGATTTGAAGCTTGCCTTGCATGAGGCACAATGGAACAGATGCATCAAGGATGGATGCCAACTTAGAACCCCACCAAGAAAGCGAGAATCCTTAGAAACGTTGGTTGAAAAGGAAGAAAATGAGATATATCGTGACAGGGAGGATTAAAATATGGTTAAGTATCTGAAATTACTCATACAAGTTAATAGCGGACATTCAAGCAAGGCATTCTTCTTAGTGTCCGTTACTCTGATAGGTCTCTTGATGCTCCTGGTTGTCTGCTTTATCTTAGTGTGGGAAGTGGTAACTTATGGGACGATCAAGACCGATTTGATGGGGTTAAGTGCATTTGTTGGTAGTGTAGCTAGTTTGTTCGTCACGGCTGGCATTACCAAGACGATAGGGGAACGTGGCGAACATCAAAACATAAACGACAAATAGACTATGGCAGACTCAAGTATTTTACAACCATTCATCCTCTCATTCGAGGGTGGATATTCTAACAAAAAGAGTGATAGGGGAGGCGCAACGATGAAAGGCGTGACTCTAGAGACGTTCCGTAAAGTTTATGGTGCTAGTAAGACTGCATCGGACTTGAAGAAGATAACTGATGAACAATGGCATCACATATTCAAGAAATATTATTGGGATGCTTGCAAGGCTGACCAAATCAACAACCAGTCTGTGGCTAATCTCTTGGTTGACTTTGCTTATAATAGTGGAGTAAGCAGAGCCGTACAAAAGATTCAAACTATCGTAGGAACAAAAGCTGATGGCATCATGGGTAATATGACCTTAGCTGCTATCAATTCATACAAACAAGGTCAATGGGCGTTGTTCGATAAGCTGAAGGTGTCACGAATTGCCTTTCTCAATGCGATTGTGAACAATGACCCAAAGCAAAGTGTGAACCTGCATGGATGGCTTCGCAGGGTTGGAAATATACAATACGGAAAGCTCGTATGTAATAGCGGAAAGATAATCACTTGGTAATCTTACGAGACACAGGCTCAACTAAGGCATTAGTAAGACCATCATTCTTAATTGGGTGGTGGTTTTTTCTTCACTTTTGAAATTTTGAAAAAGAAAGAGTGGGCGAAGAAATCGTTCCTTTTGGTTTTATTTGTACCTTTGCACTCAAAAAGGAGGTTGATATGGAGCTTAGATTTGACTGGTGGCGTTGGCTCGTTACCATATTGGTAGGTTTCTTCATCATGCTGATGATGTACGGATGCCGGACAACAAGATATGTAGAAGTGGAAAAGGTGGTGCGAGACACTACTACTTACGCCCATTGGGACTCAATTATCAACGAAAGGGTCAAGCTTATTCGGGACAGCTTGCTATCTTATCATTGGGAGCAGACCGAAAAACAGGTTAAGGATTCCACATACATCAAGGATGATGTCAAGACAAGGGTAGATGAGAGTGGTAAGGTGCTAGGTAAGGATTCTACTCATATAGAGATTAGATACAGGGACAGCAAGGAACTATCCAAGGTTCGTGATAGCCTTATTCATTATAAGGAGATAGCAGAGCGAGCGAGTATATATAAGGCTCAGAGGGATAGCCTAAACAGAGAATTGAGTATCGCCCAGACCAAAAAGGAATATATTGAGAAAGACTTGGAGGGATGGGATTTGTTCTATTGGAAATTCGGTATGATTTCCTTTTGGGTCGTTTCCTTAATGCTGGTTACAATGATTTTCTTTCTCACGGTAAAATATAAGAAAAAGTTATTTTATTAGGTTGGTTTTTAGTTATTAAGGTTTTAGATTGGTTTAAGGTAACAACTTATGGAGCAGCTGCCAGTGATGGTGGTTGCTCTTTTTTTTGTCTTGAAAATGCCTTAGAGTGTTAAATGTTAAAATTGCAAGCGGTTTAATGTATTTGTAGTTTCGTATATGTAATTAAAATTGTATTTTGTGTTAAAATGCGCAATCGGGGGGTAAAATAACACACTAAATACCTTGCAGTCTGAAAAAGAATTAGTATCTTTGCAGCGTGCTTTGTTGGTGCTGACACGCTTACAAGAATCAATAAGATTTTCCGTGGCGAAAGCCATACCACGATAATCCTTACCTAGATTTCGGTGTCAGACGAATGAAGGGTAAGGATTTCTTTTTAGAATCCTTGTTTTGAGTCGAAACATTCTTAGATTGCTCTAGGTTAGCAATGGGCAATAATTGTTGGAGTAGGCGAAACACAGATAAGGTAAACAAATAAGGAATTTATGGGAAAGCATTATTTACACATACGTATGGACTTGGTAAAGAAGTATACCTATGGTGCGTCATCGCAAGAAGTGAAAGCGCACAAGGAGACTCTTTGCTTTGCCATTTGGTGTAAGATGCAACGCAGAAATTCTGTAATATTTAACTTAACCATCAAGGATGTAAAGAAAAAACTCGGTGTAGGCTATCCAAAGGCAAGAAAATTGCTAAAGGATGTCAAGGAGGATGGACTCTTTACAGAACTTGGTAACGGGCGATTTATCGTGAATACGTTCCGTGATAAAAAAAAGAAGCCCAATAAAAAGGGCGGTCGCTTTCAAGGGGCTTACGTTTGTCGTATTCCTATTAATAAGGACTATAAGCTAAAGGAGTTATATTCTATAGTCAACAATATTTTGTACACATCGGTTATTAGTGGTGCTCGTCAAGACTGTTTTAACGTTGGCAACAATGATTGTGCTTGGCATCAACTAACTACTAACTCGTTTGCAAAGGTTGTGAATATGGGTCATGGCTCTATATGCCGAATCAAGAAGAATCTTATCTGCGAAGGTAAGATTAAGTCCACGTATGCGGAAATGCACATGGCAGATGATAGAAACGAGGGAGAGATGGAACGAACATTGCAAAGGTTTGGTCGTAGGAACTTTACGTTTAACGTAGGTAACCTGCACTATTTAATTATACCTTGCTCTTACTCTTTTGGAGACCGAGAGACTTCTATTGCTATCAAGCACAGAATCTATGGTTATAAATTGAAGGGACATCGAATGCAAATAAAGGAAAATGGCACAATAGGAAATCTACCTGATGACTTCTATGGTGGGTAAGTTCTATTTTGGACATTTTCATATTAGTAGTTAGTTGGAATAAGTATAGGAGTCTTTAAGAGGCTAACGTGTTCCTTGATATATTACGTGTTATTATTATATATACGAGATTATGAAGAAGATAGAAGAAAAGTACTTGGAATCAGAACATCAAGTTAGAGCTTATGATGTTTATCTGAGTTCATATCGTGTGAAAGGTGCAAATCGAGTGTTGGCTTATAGTCGATTGTATGATGGTGACAAATTCATTCGTGACAACTTCCTGGTCAACGAGCAACAAGCCGACAAAATAGAGGCTATGTTTGACTTGGTTAATAGAATATTGGAAACTTGTAAGGATATAGACTTGTTTACGATTCGTGTTTCAAACAAAACTTTTGCGAATTTAGTGAAGAATGCTGACTTTGCGGAAGAGTCTAATCGCTACTTTGGCAATATATCTAGATTTAAACGTCTGCTTGGCAAGAGGGAGGTGATAATTGTTATTCCCAATTGGTGTACCGCAAACAAAAAAGATTATGCTATTGACGAAATGGCAAAGGATTTGTATGCGAAGATACCATCTTCCCGAGTCTTTTCGGGTTTCTGTATAAAGAAAAATTGGATAGAAAAGGGCTTTATCGAAGATTTGTGGGACTTGTTATGGAAAAACGAATGGAGACAGAAAGATGGAAACTATTGTGATGATTGGCGAACATTGGCAGGTGCTTACAACTCCGTTTTGCGAACAGGCAAGAATGCAAAGTATGGAAAGGTTCAACCTAAGAAAGAAGAAACTGTTGTGGAAAGAAAAAGGCTTCTTCCAAACTATATTTGCTATACAGATGGTAGCTGCGATAACTATTCCACCCATAAGGCAGGTGGTTCTGCGTATATTGTTGTGAATACATCTACAGGTGAACTTGAAAAGGTCAAGACACACCATTGCTTGCATACTACCAATAATAGAATGGAGATGTTAGCGATAATATCAGCCGTTAATTATTGCCCGAAAGGTTCTGTCATAGAGGTTCGAAGTGATTCCAAGTACGCATTAAAGATGTTCCGATATACAGATTGGGAAATAGGCGCAGATATAAAGAACACAGATTTAATCAAGTTGTATCGTAAGTGTGCAAAGGATAAGCTTGTTATTTTGACTTGGGTAAAGGGACATAATGGCGATGATTTGAACGAGCAAGCGGATTGCTTGGCTTTTGGTGCATATGAGAAAGCATTAAAAGAGAATGGCTTACCAATGGCTCCTGAGAAGTATCGTGCTATGAGACGAGGCAAGCAGACGGTGTTTGAAACAGATAATTAAAGATAAATTTGATTTATTATGAAAGAGTTAAGTTTTGATAAGCTATACGTAAAGTTTAGCAATTTATATTGTGAGTATCGTAGTAGAAAGCAATTCTTGAAGTGGTTGAAATCCTCAAAGAATCTTTCTGAAGAGTTGTTTGAAGTAACGCCAAGTGAAGGTGGTTCGTTTGACGTTGTGTTGTCTTTTGAAGAGATAAAGGATGTATTCCCGATTATGGAGAATTCATTGCCTAAGTACGAAAACGATATAAAGCAAGTTCTTTTGGCTATAAAGGAAATGGGACAGCTTGAAGTTGCAAAGATATGGCATGAGGATGATTGGGGTGATGGCTTTGTAGAGGATTTTTGTAAAACCCATGATATTTAATGAAGATACGGACGTTTGAACTTTGTGCCGGATATGACTCTCAACTGATGGCTTTAGAGCGGTTGAAGAAGAAATATTCTGATTTCGATTACGAGTGCATCGGATGGTCTGAGATAGAGCCAAATGCAATAGCTTTGCATAATGCTTGCTTTCCTAGTCTATCCGGCAAGAACTTTGGTGACATGACCAAGATAGATTGGAGCAAGGTAGCCGATTTTGACTTGCTGACATATTCAACACCTTGCCAGTCTGTTTCGCAAGCCGGAAAGCAGAAAGGAATAGAGGAGGGAAGCAATACACGTTCCTCTATCCTTTGGTTCACAAGAAACGCCATTATTACCAAGAGGCCGAAATACCTCTTGATGGAGAATGTAGAGGCTTTGGTTCAAACAAAGTTCATAGGGTTCTTTAACAAGTGGCGCAAGGAGTTAGAATCATATGGATATATCAACTTCGCTAAGGTGGTAAATGCAGCCGACTGCGGTGTTCCTCAGAACAGAAAGCGTGTATTCATGCTCTCTATACGAAACGATGGTGATAAGATAGATTATCATTTTCCGAGAAAGACAAAACTAGAGAAACACTTGGTTGATGTCTTGGAGGAAAATGTGGATGAGAAGTACTTTTTTAGTGATGACTTGCTATGTAAAGAGAAATTTATATCGAATGAATGGAAAGAACCTATGAGTGCAGCTATAAGAACTCGTTCTGAGGGGAAGTGGATAAAAGGCGAAAAGCATAGTTCAAAGGTCGAACTTGGAAAGAACATAGCCAATACCATTACATCTGCGAGCAAGGACTCCTTGGTTGTGCTTGGAGAGACAAGGTTGCGCATTAGGCGTTTGACTCCGAGAGAACTCTTCCGCTTAATGAACGTTGACGAAGAATACATAGACAAGATGCTTGAAAGTGGAGTGTCGAAGTCAAGTCTTCAAAAGGCTGCTGGAAATTCGATTGTCGTAGCTTGCATGGAGAGGATATTCAAGGAACTTTGGTTTTCTGAGAGTAATGTTAAGGTCGCTGATGATGGTCAGCTATGCTTATTTTAAATATTGACGATATGATGTTTTTAAATATTAACGAGAAAAAGGAGAAAGCAAATGCTATCTCATACAAGATAGATGAGTACATCTGGGGACGAAAGGATTTTGTTACCGATTGCCCCTATGGTGAGAAAGGCAGATACACCAATGCAATTAATAAAGTTGGTGATTTGGGGTGTAATACTTGTGAATGGCAGGTAAGACATGACCCAAGTACGCAAGTTGTGATGTGCTCCCATCCAAAGGTGTAGAAGAGCGAGATTAATAAACTTTTTAAGGATATGTGATATGGATAAGGAGAAATTAAAGAATGATTACGAGAATGCTTGCAATGCTTACTTGAAGGCATTCTGTGAGAAGCATGAATTTTACGGATTAGATAATCCGGAGACATTTTGGATAGGTGACCAAGTTGGAGGAATAGCTAATTGTGGCGATTTGACTTTCGATATGGCTACTATTGTAACAGATATTGAAAAGGAAGCTCCCGAAGAAGAGTTGTTGAAGTGGTACGATTATACTATTGAAGCTAGAGAGTTTAATTTGCCTGTTCCAAACTTCGACCATTGGCTTATGGGGTGTCCTATAACACCAAGTAAATGGTTCGAGATTATGCGAGCAAAGCGCAAGGAATTTGAGGACTTGTTGAAACAAGAAAATGAAAGGTTGAAAAATGGAAAGAAGTAATCTTTTTAATCATTTGTTGAGGATATTTGATGAAGGTCTCAGTATGAAGACTACCGAACTTGAATATGGTACACTTGAAGTTACTGTAGAGAATCGAAGCCAAGACAAGAAAATCACATTCTTAGCAAAGGGTATGGAGGATGCCAATCAGAAAGCAGCGGAATGGCAGGTTGGACAAATGCTCTTGAATTGCGATGATTTCGAGGAGATTGTTATGTTCTTGGCTCAAAGAAAGAAACTTAAAAAGGAAATGTCAAATGGATAAGAATTTTAGAAGTTGTTTTTGTTGCGTCCATTTCTTGGTAATACAAAATACAAGTATAGGAAATATTTTGAAATGCAAGAAAGGTAGCACTACGAAAGTACAAGGGAAGCGATTGACAGAAATCGCTGCAAGATGCAAAAATTAGAAAGCGTGAGGCACACGTTAAAGAACATAGTAAGATAAAATTAAGGATAAAGGTAATTGGCCGCATGAGTATTTGAGAAAGAGAAAAATGTAAAAAGTTTAAAATAAATGGTAGAAACTATATTAAACAATTAAAATACATTAATAATATAAAGAAACACATTAAAACGCTTGCATGTTTCGAATATTCTTTGTATCTTTGCATTGCAATTAAGAAATAAAGGTTATTAATTTGAAAAGGTGAGACACACCATAAAAACTGGGAATGATGACAAAAAAGGAAATAATAAAACAATGGTTGGATGAGCCGAAAGTGAGATATTGTAATAATTCTAATTTCACTTTGGGTTATGGTGATGGCTGGGATTGGGTTAAAGATGTTCTACGACCAGCTATCACGAAGAACGCTATGTTTCTCAGATTCTTGGAGTATGGTTTCCGTGAGATAGAAGAGTTTTTGAAATCAAAAACCGGAAAACCGAGCGAAGAGGATTGTTCCTTGTATTCTGTTGGATATAAGGATGGTGTCAATGATGCCATGATTGCAATTAAGAATAGATTTGAAAATTTAAAATAGGAGGTTAAATGGATTTAGGAAAGGCGATTAAGACAATGAGGGTAAGCAAGGGCTTGACCCAACGACAACTTGGTAAGGCTATCGGTTGTAGTGAGACAAATATGTTGTTTATGGAGACCGGAAGAACGTTTCCACGTAAGAGTAAGATTGATGCAATATGCAAGGTATTGGAGATTCCGATGTCTTATTTGTTGATGTTCTCTATTACACCGGATGATATTCCGGAAGATAAGCAGAGTTTGTATACAAGCATCGTTGAGCCGATGCGTAACGAATTTATTAGGGAGTTGTTGCGATGAAGAGATGCTATTATTTTGTGGCTAAGTATGTCAAGAATGGCATAACACGTACATGTACAGGTACACAAGAGACGATTGATGGCTATTTTGATTTCGTCAGTGCTGGAAATTTTATAGCACAGAAACATAATGTTGATTCAAAAGACGTAATTGTAACTTTTTGGTCTGAGATTAATTCAGTAATGTTAGATAAATATAAAAAGCATTAGAAAGCATAAAAAATGGTTGAATTCGAGTATGAAGGCAGTATCATTTGGAAAAATTACGATTTCCATTTTATGCCTTGTGTAGGTGATAAAGTCGTGATTAACAATCTTACATACAAGATTAAGTCTCGTGTGTTCAAGTGCCAAGGAAAGACAGTTAAAGTTGTTTTAAAAAAGGTTGATAATGAAAATACGAATAGTTAAATATGTTTGTGCCGATGGAGTAGAAAGAGGTATCTTGGAGTACCGTAACCATTGGTGGGAGAAGTGGGAGCCATTGCATCAGGACGGAAAGCTGGCTTATGTTTCATATATGGGAACGAAACCATATAAGTCATTGCAGGAAGAGTGCTTTGATGTACTTGGATTGAATGAAGAACAGATAAAGGTGCGTGAACAGATGTCCCGTTATATCTTGGATGCAGAAGAGGTATATGTTGGTGCTAGAATAGGCAACGAATATCATATCGGCTATGATGTTGATAATGATGAGAGTCTTGAAACGCTTAGAAATTTGGAGGAATAGTTATGATCGGAAAGATTTTTTCGGTTAATACCGATATTGTATATCGTAGAGAGGAGAGTTTGAATCTCTTCGAAGGCAAGAAAAAACTTGATAAGGTGGTGTCTGGTCGGGTATTCAAGGAACAAATCAAGTTGCTTGGTTTTACCATCAGGACAAAGTATTTTTATCAGATTTGCTGTCCACAAGTCAATATGAATGATACCCATGAGGTTATTGTATTGAATAAGGTCGAGGATTTGGTAAGGACAGAGTGCTATAACAAGGTTGTTGAATATTCTAATAGAAAACATCATGCCTAGTGTTAATTGTTTCAGAAGAGTTCTGTTAGATGTCGGTGGCAAGAAGATAATTATCAGTGTGCCGCATGGAATGACCGAAACCGAAGTAAACAAGGTTATGATTGTTACTAGAGGTTATCTTCAGCAATATGTCTATGTTGAAATGGTGTTGGCAGAGTGCTTCATGCAGAAAATCGAAAAGAGTATTCTGAAGAAGAAATGCGTTAGGTTTGAAGTGAAGAAGAAGTGGGTGGACTGCAAGAAGAACCTTCGCAAGGCGATTAAGTATTATGACGCTTATGTTCCTAATGCAGATTTCAATAACGAATTCGCAATGACGTTCTATGACAAGATTAGTGAAGACTTGTACAAGTTGCGAGATAAGCTTGCGGTGAGGTTACAGAACTTAGGGATTGGTGAAAAATCGGGAGTTTATGCGAATGCAATCATCCTGTACAATCTGACCAACCTTTGTTTGGGAACTTACGAGAATATCATCCGTAAGCTGTATGAAGATTTGCATGTTAACTTAATGCAAGCGTTCAAGGATTTTGCTCCTATCTTGGCCTTTGAAAATTCTTATGACTTCATGGCATTGGTGATGGATAAGGATTTCAAAAGATTGGCTGACCATTTGATGACTAAAGAGATTCTTTCTTATTTCGATAAGGTGAGAAACGGTGTCTTCAACGAACAGACTTTGAATGCAGCCGCTGTAAATGCGACAGAAGACTTGAAAGACGATGAGAAGGATTTGCAGAAAACTTATATCGGAATTAGTGACTTTATGAAGAGTGACTATCCTTTGGAGAGTGTGACATCTAAGAAAGCAAGCTAATGAAAATCGAACCAAGTGAGTTCTTGCCTATAGGTAATGAATTTCAGAAAATCTTCGGAATAAGCTTTGGAAAATTCATTGATATGCGGTTTCTTTTAGCGAGAAAAGAGTTAGTCTTCAATCTGCTGAAGTTCACAGATTGGCTTGAAGAGTGCTATCCGGATGAGTGTTCCATTGATGGAGTGAGTTATAATACTGTTGTCGAGCGAAAGTTTGGTAAGCGAGGTGTTAAAATGATAAAAAAGCTATTGAAATGAAATACCCACGTGTCAAAGCCGTGTGATGCCCAGCGTGGGGGCGGGATTGTAAACTTAGGAGTCACACGGCTTTATTTTGAAGTTTCATAACTACAAATAGCCTATCGCTAATGGTTGTTCCCTTGGGCAGGGAGATAGTTAATACCGCATCGTAAGATGTGAACACTTAAAATTTGCCGACAACCATTGGCACTTTAATTATAAAACAGGTGAAAGTTCTTGCCGATTTCCTTGCATATATGAAAGAAATTTCGTATCTTTGCAAGTGAATTTCGGTGAGACACACCTTTCAAAAACTGGTTAAAATTTAAGAATATGATTTCATACAAGTACAAGCTATATCGGACGAAGAAGACGAAGCATTTGGATAAGATGCTCCGTGAGGCTTGCTATGTTTGGAATCACGCTCTTGCCTTGCAGAAGAGATACTATAAGCTGTATCACAAGTACATTCCAAGATTTACTATGTATAAGCATTTCTCTAAGTGTTATAAACCAACATTGCTTAATTGTCAAACAGTTAGGGAGGTGTTGGATAGATTGGATATATCTTACAAGCGTTTCTTCAAGCATGATGCGAAGCGTCCACCAAAATTTAAGAAAGCAATAGAATTTGGTTCATTTGCCTTTCAACAAAATGGCTATTCCCTTAGTGGAAACGAGTTTGTGATAAACAAGATAAAGAAGTCATTTAAGTTCTCTCTGAGCCGTCCCTACGATGGCAAGGTCAAGAGGGTGTCGGTCAAGCGAAACAAGTTGGGCGAGTACTTTATCGTCCTTTGCTTAGACAAGCAAGCCGAGTCTTACGGAAAGTCACATGATGGTGCATCCGTGGGCATCGACTTTGGATTGAAGAAGTACATGACTTTGAGCGATGGGCGTGAGATTGATAATCCTCAGTTCCTTAAAACTGACTTGTTGGAGCTTAGACGCAGGTCTCGCAACCTCTCGAAGTGCAAGAAGGGCAGCAATAACCGCAAGCGCAAGAAGCTGGAATTGGAGCGATTGTATCGGGATATTGTGAACAAGCGTTCCGATTTCCAGTGGAAGATGGCGCATGAGTTGTGCAAGCGTTATGACTTGATTTGCTTGGAGGATTTGAACTTGGAGGGAATGAAGCGTAATTGGGGACGCAAGATGTCTGACTTGGCTCATGGCGATTTCGTTGTGAAGTTGGAACACGTTGCGAAAAAATATGGCGTTCAGGTTCATAAGATTGACCGATTCTTCCCTTCGAGCCGCCTTTGTACTTGTGGTTATAAGAATGATAAGCTGTCATTGAGTGATAGGGTTTGGACTTGTCCTATTTGTGGTGCAGTTCATCCTAGAGACCTCTTTGCAGCTGAGAATATACTTCGGCAGGGCATTGCCGAATTGGGTAGTGGTAGTAAGCCGTCCGAGCAATCGCAAGGGTGCAGCCACGTTAGTCACCCAACAATTCCTTGCAAGTAGCGAGGGAGTATGTCAAACCAGGTCACTGGGGAGGTGTTGACACCAACAAGGGTTTAAATCCCTTGTCATCCACTAATTTTAAAAGGTTAAATTATGAATGAGTATTGTGAGAATTTGATTTCAAATGGAGTTCCTAGCTGGATAGTAGAGGAGGCTTATAAATTTACAATTGAGCCTTTGAAATCAACAGAAGGCTTGGTAGGAATTGATAAGGAAAATAGTGAGCTATATAGAAATGTCATTATCGCAGCCTACATTGAGGGTGCTAGTGCTACATTGGTAAAAGTGCAAAGATATTATGGCGGTGAGGAACATAGTTAGACAATGGAACGAGGCAACAGAAGGATATTCGTACCGCTTTAAAGGTGGAGATATTTTCCTCCGGTTGGTTAAGGCTGAAGGCAGTTATGAATTGCGTAACCCTATAGGTTATGGTGTTCAAGTAGTCAAATGCAAAGACTTGGATGAAGCAGATACAAAAGCCAAGGAAGTGCTAGAAGCGTTTTTTGAAGACAAAGTAAACATAAAAGTTATTTGATTATGGACTTAGAAATGTTGATTGATAAGATAGACTTTAGTCAAGGTGCAAGGCAGATAGCCAAGCAAGCCTTGGAGTTGGGAATGAAATATCAAAAGGAAGGTGCTTGGCATTCGGTTGAAGAATTGCCGGAGTACAACAGACGCATTGTCGGTCTGACTAAGGTTCGTAAGCGTTTCAAGCATCTGAATTTCTTAGGCGAGGAATGGTGGAATAGGTTCACGAAATCAAACGCCATCTATAAATGGGCTTATGTGGATGATTTGATATGATAGTAATCGTAGAAATCCATAATGCTATTTTGTTTTAAAGGTTTGCCCCATCACTATATATAATAATGTAGTGGTGGGGATTTTTGTGTTAACGTCAGCAAATTATCGGTGTTATATGTTACGATATATTAAATAATAAAAGAAACACATTAAAAAGTTTGCATATTTCGGATATTCTTTGTATCTTTGCATTGTAATTAAGAAACAAGGTTACTAATTTTAAAAAGGTGAGACACACCACAAAAACTGTAAGAAGAAAGTGGAAAAGAATAATGTTTATGTAGAGGTGTTGGCAAAGATTGCCAGCCTCATGGGTAGAACAAAGGAGTCTATCCAGATGTCGTCTTCAAATACTCATACGAGTATTACGATGTTTGCCGAAAATAATAGCAAGATTATTGGAAATTGGTATTTTGATGCTTCCGATAGCAAGGAGTTGGTGGATGCTACCTTCAATGGTCTGAAGGCTTTGGTTGAGTCTCTTGAGCACAATAAGAGCAATGACGGACAAGCAGCGTAAGTACATAGAAAGTCTTATCAAGAAAGTGTTTCGTAATGCAGATTCGCAGAGCGAAATACTTTCCAGATTGGATAGGGTTAAGATTTCAAGCCATCAAGCTTCAGTAATGATACATGCATTGAAGTTAGAGTGCAATATCGGTCGCTCCGTTCCGGCATATATGTTAATGGCAAACAATCTAAATTCAAAAATGGATGAGTTCTTTAGTATATTAGGGTACGATGAATGACGTATTCTTCAAGAAGAAAAGAAGTTGATATGAAAAAGGTAATTATGATAATAGCCGTTGCCGCCATTTTGGTAGGTTGCAAAGGTAAGGGTACAAGAGTCCAAATCTCGGATTCTGTTGACAAATTCAAGGTCGAGAAATTGTTTGTTGTAGATAGTATAACAGTGTACAGGTTTTATGACAATGGAAATGCTATCTATTTCACTAACCGGAAAGGTAGGGTAGATGCGACCCATTCCGAGTACAATCCGGTTACTCACACATACAATGACGAGGTTAACGAAACTTTATGTGAAGGAGACTGAAAAATGGAAAAGAGATTAACTAAGGAAGAGTTCCTTAAGGACTTATGGCATCCTGCTAGCGAAATGCCTGATAAAAATAGAACATGTTTGGTAAGAGTTGTTTATCATCCTAAACATGGGATGTTTCAAGATGAAGAAAGAATAGAACAATCATCTTTTCACGATTTTGGATGGTATGATTACGATTTCAAATATATTGGAACTAATTATGATATTATTAGCTGGCTCTATATTAGTGATTTACTTCCAAAAGAAGGAGGTGAACAATGACTAAATGGTACTCTGTAAAAGAAGCTCCAAACTACGAAGAATGGATTCTTACAGAATGGTATGATGGAGACGATGGAGGTCTTAAGTACGAAGCTGATTATCTTTACTCTTTTGTTTATTGGAAAGATTATGTAAGGAGAAACAACATCACAAAGTGGTGTTATATTAAAAATATAAAAGATTAGGTATATGAAAGTACTTAAGAAGATTTTTGGTGAGCATGTTTTCGATAATCGAAATAAAGGCTTGTAGTGTTAGTCCGAATTTAAAGAGGAGGTTTGATTATGAAATTATCTGAAATAGAATTAGATTTTTTGTATGAGAAATCTGCCGAGTTGTTTAGAGATAAAGTAAAACAACGAGGGGAAGATTATGAACATGATAATAGATGCGCTTGCCCTGAAGCAGTTCGCAGAACTCATCTACGAACTCTTGCAAGAGAATCTATAGAAGATGTTAAGATTTTAATTGAAGAACTACGTAATAATGGTTATGAAGCTTAATAAAATGGTTTTTGACGATAAGAAAATAGAAGCTGCTGCTAATAAGCATATTGAGACAGAGTATGCTAGATACAATAGTGGCGAGGTTGAGGAAGAAATGATTTGTCTTAGGGGCAAAGATAGCTTCAAGGCTGGCGCTAAGTGGGCTATCAATGAGTTGATGAAGAATTTATGGCATCCAAATACAAAAGAGCCAGATAAGAGCAAGAGCGATATTATTACACTTGGTTTTGATAACGATGCTTATCTACAATTTAAAGAATCCATTCTTTGGAATGAGGAATCTTGGAGACATTCGATTAGCAGATGCCAAATCATCAAGTGGGCTTATTTATCTGACATACTGCCAAAGCAGGAAGGAGGTGAGCAATGAAGACTTTTATTTTTGATGTTATGCTCGACGGAAGATTCGTCTGCACATTAAAGTATAAATATTGTGCGCTCTTCCCGATAGATTTTGAAGAATTAGAGAAGTACGTCCTCCAAAAGAGACCTACTTTGAAAGGTAAGGATTTTAGAATTGCGTTTTGATTATGAAAAAGATATTTTTAGTTATACTACCAGCATTGCTATTTGTAGCTTGCAAAAGTGAGCCGGTTAAAACCGAGACAAGAATGTATGAACTTACTTTCGTTGATGGTAAAACGGAAATTTATACCATTAAGAATGTGGATATTAATGCTCATGCATGTATTGGGCATTCTGGCGGTACTTATCATTTTTACCTGCCATCAGCAGGATATATTGACGCAGTTATCAGATTTAAAAGAGTGAAGTAAAGCGTATGGATAAGTATAAATTGCATAACGAGAAATGTGATGGCTCAAAGTGCTGGGCTTGTCAATTTACTTGGTGTTGTGATAAGTATAATCATCGTAAAAAGTAAAGCGTATGAAACATAAATTGAGAATGATATGGCGAATTCTTCGTGACAGACAGGTTGTAGTAATAACCGAAGACCACGGAAGAATGTACTATGATTGGGATACAAGAAGTCTTGAAGATGTTTGTCAAATGTGCCACAAAGTATACGATCTGGCTTATATGTTGAATATTAAAAAGTAAAATGTACATATGCCAAGAGAAGATATTAGAGGAATTTGTCACAGACCATGTATCTACAATGATAAAGGTAGGTGTGATATGTGGGACGAAATTTCTGTTCCTGATGAATCAGAAAAGTGTGATAATCAAATAGATGTTTAACTCCTTCGGTCTAGGTATTAATCATAAAATGGAGGTGTAGATATGAATATAATCACATTTGGCAAATATAAAGGTATGCCAGTTACAAGAGTTCTTAGAATTGACCAAGTTACTTTAGATGGTGCAAGAACAATGTACGTTGGTTCAAATTCTCTAAAAGAGACTACGAAATATACTTGGAATGGTTATCACTACAGCAAAATCATTTACAATTCACGGGATATTCTGATGATATGGGTAATATTAGATTCCTTTTTAGAAAAGTGGAAGAAGGCAAGTTTAATGCTTACTCTGATACAGAATATCTTACTAAAGAGACGTGTGGTGAATATCTAAAAAGTACAAAAGAACATTATTTTAGCAAACATGCTTAACCACCATTTGGCATAAATAGAGGTATAGATATGGCATTAGAAGTAGTAGTCTTAGATAAGGATGAATATAAGGCACTTATTGATAATCAAGCTGATGAAGATGAATTAGAGTATTTGAAAGCTTGCCAATATGCTTTAGAGTCCTTTATGACAGTTAAAGGTTTATGCCCTAAGTGTAAAAAGTCCTTTATAATTGACGGGTGGGTATATCCTTATTGTGGGTATGATTCAAGTGGTGAAGAATTATATAAATATGGTGATTAACAGCCTTCGGGCATAAGAAGCAAATCGTATGAAAAAGAAATGTAAGCACCAAATAAATAATGGATGGTGCAAGGCAAGAGGTGGGACTTGTATCTGGTCGGAATATACTCCCGAAGCTTGTCTTAAAAGAGAAGAAGTTTAACCGTCCTTATGGGACATAAATATAAGTAATATGGAACAAATTTCATTAGAAGACAAAGTTAGTAATACTTTGAAATGGTTCGCAAATCAAATTGCGTGTATCCAAGTATATCATTGGAGTGAAGAATATAAAAAGGAAAGTCTCAATGATGCTTGGCAAAAAGTTCAAGAACAATTTAAGAAAGACATTGATTGGAATGCTCTTACGGAAAGTCAGTGTAATGCTTTACGTTTTGGAAGTTGGCAATCCGAAGAAGATGTTGAGGAAGAAATTTCTTGTTTACAATCTAAATTAGACAAGGGACACCTTACAAAGGAGGAATTTGATAAGAAGGTTTTCAAAGAGAAAAATACTCTTGGACTTCGTTTGATTCCGCTATACCTATATCCTTCATTGCCTATAGGTATTACCCTAACGTCTATTTATGGAGAAGAGATAGTTTTTGATGGCTCAAACATTAGTACTGATGTTAGATTTGGATGTATGGCATGGGGTATTAAGCCGAAAAAGATTAACTAACCATCCTCTCCTTGGCAATAGGAAGAGGGTAAAAAGAAGAGAATATGGCAGAGATTATTTATTTTGGAACAAATGGGTGTTCCGGTCATTATCCTATTGGCATCGATAAAGTGCTGACCTCGGCAGAATATGAAATGTGGCGCGAATGCGATAATGAAACTTGGATAGATAATATCCGAAAGAATCCTGGTCGTCATCTCATCAAACATCACGGAGAAGTTTATACTAATTATGGTGTTCCGTTCTCTGTAGATGATGAAAGAGGAGGCTCACATACCGAACTATTTTGGAAAGGCATTCATTCGGAAGAAGAAATTGTCAACTTGATAAAGAATGATTCATTTTTATCAAAACAGTTTAAATTAAATGAGGATAAGTAAAGTTAAATGCAATATGGCACAAGAAGGATGGATATGCCCTAGATGTGGAAAGGTAAACGCACCTTGGGTAATGCAATGTTCCTGTAATAGGAACACTCAAATATTACCTAAAGTTGGTGCTCCTTACTATGAAGGAGACCAAGCAACGTGTAACGCAAAGGAGGGAAAGTAATGAGCAAAATTAAGAAATTATTAAGTCAAGCATTCAGTCAGCTTGATGAATACAATAAAGGTGGTGCTACTCAGCATAATCTTCTTTGGAAGGCTATGGGCAATATTGAGGATGCACTTAAGGAGTTGGAGGATTGAATTATGGATATGTATTTATCTGATGCGAAGAAAAAGGTTTTGACCCTCATCGTTAGCAAGCAATGGTTCGACATGATTGCTGACGGAAGAAAGAATGAAGAGTATCGGGAGATAAAGCCGTATTGGGTAGCACGATTATTTCACAATAACAGCAATATTATTGATGTGCGAAATCTTGCCTCGGCTTTAGCAGGGCGAACGGATTTACTAAAAAAATATATTGACGCACAGAGAATTGTGTTAAAACAATATACCCACGTCCTCTTCATTAACGGCTATCGCAAGGATAGTCCACGTATCGAAAAGGAGATTGAGAGTATCACCATCGGCAAACCTAAGAAAGGATTATGCCCCGACAAGTGGCTTGATACCGAGTTTTTTATCATTAAATTCAAGTGATATGAATTACATACAATGTGATGAATGTAAATATAGATTAGTCTGTAACGGAGAGCCACTTACTAGTGGAAGTACAGGAAGTTGCGACCATCGTGTTATCAGCAATACTCCTATATTTCCAAAGATTAAAACACCACCAGATGAAAGATACGCTGACATTTGGAATTGGTAAATATTCATAAATTAAGTTTAAGGGATATGAAAATAAAGAATTTACCTAAGAAGATTTATCTCAATATCTGTAGCAATGAAGATGAGGTAGATTACAATGAGCTGAACGGGGTAACGTTCAGTACAGAAAAGATTGGTGTTACTGATTGTAACACAGAAAACGTTCCTTACGTGAATGCTGCATCATTATGGCACGACCTAAAGGAAGAGAAGCCACCATTAAAAAAGTGGGTAATGTTCCGATATAGTGGTAGAGGCGTAAATCCTACGGCTCTTCATTATGGAGCAATGAGTGACGATATATGGGTTGTCACAAGAGGAGACGGAACACAGCGTATAGAAGTTCTGTACGAGTGCTACGATAAGATAGAGTGGTTTGACTTTGATGAACTAAAATAGCGATAGCGTATGACAAATAAAGATTTTTTTAATGCGTATCGTGGAGAGCCTGTTCTTTATAAAGGTAATGATATTGGTGCATACGTTGCAGGGTATGTAGAAGAAAAGTATATTATCCTTGGGTTCTACGATGACAAAGGATGTATTCTTGCTTTTAATACAGGTGTGAATGTAGATGAGGTGTATGAATCATACCGATTCACAAAGTTGAAGTATTTAAAAATAATAAAGAGTTAAGTGTATGGAAAAAGATAACTATTTTTTTAAGCTTTTATTTATTCTTTTTATATTAGGAATTTTTGCTTATATGGGTATTAATGATAGGTCTCATAAAGGTAAAACTTTTTGGTATGAAGTAATAGATAAACGAGAGTCTGTAGGAAGTCACTTCTCAATTATTAACAAGGGAGTGAGGACAGATTATAATATAATATTCAAACGAATTGATAACGGAAAGCTGTTCCCATGTAAAGATGTGGAGTATGGAGACTATATTCAATATCAGTTAAACTACAAATACTCCATAACAGAGGAAGATATGCAAAGGCTTTCAGGTATTTATAATAGGGATTTCTATAAGTAATAAAAAAGAGAATATGAAGAAATATAAATATACGAACAAAGAGGAAAGACCAATACCCAAATATAAGAATGGTGATATTGCTTGGTATATTGATGGATGGTTTGATGCCCCACAACGCTGTATAGTAAAGGGATGCTGCAACGTATCTTGGTTTGAGGGGAACGAATTTAATTCATCGGGTTGGTGGATAGATTATAGATACAAACCCGACCATTGTAAACGAACCGTACAGCATACAATTAGAGAAGAAGAGCTTTTTGATACCGAGCGAGAAGCTTTAATTGCATTGTTCGAGCAGTTTAAAGAAAAAGTAAAACGTAAAGTAGAATTCTTTAATAAAGAGTCAAAAAAGCTTGGTATTAAACAAGAGTTGCGACTGCTTTAAAAAGGGTAGGGGAAGTTATTCTTCCCCTATCTCTTTTAAACCCAAATCTATTAATAGCTTATCCAATATCTCATTCACGTCATTACGGAAACTTCGGTAAGTAACATAATAGAAACTGATGTTTTTGTAATCATGGCTTACATTAGAACATGTACACCCCAAAACCTTAGCGATTTTTTCTCTTAACCCTCTTCTCATTTTAGAACCGCCAAGGGCACTAGGAGAATAAAGATAAAGAATAACAAAGATAAATTGCTTGCGTACCATTGTGGAATTTCGTCCGGCATGATAGCTCATAAACTTATCGTAAATATTGCCTACTTGCGATAAATCTTGCATCAATGGAATGGAAAGACTTATTTCTTCCTTGGATAAGATGGCCTTAGTTTCTCTAATCCATTTTATGCGTTCCATGATTTTCTTTAGATTCATTTCAATGTCTGGTTCTTTCATTCTTTTCTATTTTTAATCCAACATTTCATAGACGAAGTTAACCTCGTCTGCATCTATTTGTTTCCTAAACTTTTCTATGTTAGAAACTATCAACGAGCAGTGCTCAAACGAACTCTGCCCATTGATAACTTTTTCTATTCTTGTTATTCGGTATCTCATTTTATTTCGATAAGTGTTAAAATACAATACCCCAATAAATCTTTATAGCTGTCTAGGACTGGCTTTTCTTTAGCATCCTCGTTCAAAGTCAGCAAAGAGCAAATACGATTAATCTTCTCTTGCAAATGACCGAAGGCATACGGATAACCATCTTTAGCAAAACATTCCGAAAATGCGTTTCCATACCGCTTATTTTTGGTTTTGAACAATTCGATTTGCGATTCGATGATGTCGTTATAATCTGAAATAATATACCAAGAGAGCGTAAGCAAGGCTTCCATCGCCATTACGCTGATATGGCTTCGTAAGGTTTCTTTGTCTTTAGAAGATGCTCGTATCCCATACATAAGACGAAGGAAATTGGCTGCGCTTGAAAATAATCCGAGCTTTCCGAAGTCCTCCCTTAGAGATGATACGAAAGCGGCATTATCCTTGCATTCAATCATGTCTGCCAAACGTCTTATCATAAAGATATACTTGTTAGCATATTCGCAACACCCATTGTTATTTTGTTCCACCATGTCCGTATCCTCCTCCACGATTATTTTCCATATTCAACTCTCCAAGTATGCAATCTGGATTTTCTACCTTGCGGAATGCGCCCTGGCAAACACGAGTGCCTTTCTTGACTACGAAAACATAATATTCGTAATCTGAATCTAGTTTGAATTTGCTATCCTTTGTCGGCATATAACGGTCGGAATTAACTCTATAAAGCGCACCAATATCGTTTCTATAGTCTTCATCGACCAGACCTAGACAAATATCAATGTCCGCTCTAACATTAGTCATGTAACCAACTTGTGTTTCGTTCTTGCCAATAAAGGCCACATCAACTTCCATACCTTTGTCAGTAAAGCCAGAACGTGAACGAATATCCAAGCCAACACCTTTAGGAAGTTCAATTCCTAAATGTAGGTTGATGTGACCTCTACCCATTTTCACCCAAGGCATATTCAACACTACATCTTGTGGGCAGTAAAAATCAACTGCCGCTGCATTACCTTCCTTATAAGGAACACTACCACCTCGCAAGTCAAGTACATAAGCCTTGCCTTGTGCAACTAACTTTTTTATTAACTCCTTATCCATTGTATATAAAGCCTAAATCATTTAAAGTTCTACAATTCTTAACCAGTCCTTTTGCCCATAAATTGCGCAACTCAGGTAACGGGTCTTTTCCGTACCTATTCTTTATGGTTGCTAAGGTCAAGATTTCCGGTTTAATATGTTTATCTCTTTTCTGTTGTCTTAGCTCCTTCAGAATATTCTCTAAGTTCTCCATTGACGAAATTCTCCATTGTTATATTGTCAACCCCAAATTTATCAGCAAGATCATCGTTCCCAATAATCAGCCAATTAGATTTGTCTTTTAGAAAATCTATACTCTCGGTGCTTTTTGCAGCATCAACAAAAGTATCATCAATATTATCAGTAGAGCAATATGGAACTACCGCATTAACTGTATACATAGCAATTTCGTATGAAATAACCGATACCATTTTCTTGAATGTTATATCGCTTGAATACATTACTTGGTTCTTGTCATATCCTAAGATGTTGACACGGACTATATTATTATCTGCTTGCAACGCTCTAAAGAAATCGTGCTTTAGCTGAAAATCCGTAATATCTACAGGATGCTCGTTACCCGATGGAATACTTATAATATCCAACAGGCTTACAAAAATAACTTTTTTATTCATTGTCTTCATCTGTTAATAATTTATCTATTGTTTTTTCTAATTCGTCTAATCTTAGAGTATAATCCTCTTCGTAAACGCATGTCAATGTAGAAATAAAGAACTTATCATTATCTGTTCTCAATTCAATCTCCATGTATTCCTCGTAATAGCTATCATATTTAATTGCTATCGAAAAGGAGTTCATGTAAGCTGGATTAAACCTCCTCTGCAAAGCTTGTGCTCTCGTAAACGCAGCATTGAATTCGTTTGTCATGGTTCAATCTTTTGTGTAAGCATTTCTCTGTTCTTTGCCATTGCATCATGGAAGCCTAAATCGTATCTGTCGGTCTGCTCCAGCTCATAGTTCCGCTTTATAAGTTCACTTGTCTGATACGAACTCTTTGCAAGTTGAATCTTAAAATAGACAAACTCAACAAACATAGCCATAAAGCAAAGAACAAAACCGATAATTACCGCTGCCTTTGTGTACTCCTTGCAGAACCTTACAATACACTTAGCAACCCAGCATGTTGTACTAACTATGCCTACAAGTACAAGGTAAGGAATTCGTAAAAGAACCTTGCATAACATACTCATAGTACTCTTCGTATAAGATGCGAAATCCGTACTCGTAAAAACTAACTTTAACTTCTTCATATTTTAGCCTATTTAATGTTTATCAAAAGTCTTTTGTTAACGAACCACAACAAATCAATACCATTCATCATGCAATATCCGCAAAGCATGCCAATCAAGATTATTATCTTCTTGAACACTCGGTAATGTGTCATTTCAATCTTCAGCATAGACATCATCAAGTCTTCAAAGGAACGGTCTCTCATTGAATCTGGGTCTAGCCTCAACGATTTGACATTCATCTTGTACTTATTGGCCATTGAGAATAATATAATAGCAAACTCTGCTAATTTGTCCTCTAGAGTTCCGGCAACGAGTTTAGAATATATTTCTATCGTACCACGTCCATTAACATTTTCATATTCCCAACGTTTGGCGTTGAAACGACCTTCGTATTTGCGCATTTCTACAATAGCGTCAATTACGTTGAATGTTTCTGCTCTTTGGGTCTGGCTAGCAACATCAAAGTTGCAAGCCTCTATAATCTGTTCTATTTCTGCTATCTCCATTTTATACTATTGAATCTAAGTCAAAATCATTAGAAGGAATGAAAGCCACATGGTCTTTCTCCCTTGTCATCGTTTTCTCTCCTGTTCGCACGCAATTAATTTGCTTGGGATTTTTATGTCGTACCACAAATGTTCCAAAGCTGCGTATCATAACACGGTCTCTGTTGCGCAACGATTGCTTTGTGAGGTCTATGAAATAATTCACAATGGCTTGAACATCATCCTTGCGGAACTTTTTGCCATTTACATCTCTAAGGTTCTTAATGATTGCCTTGACAATTTCTTCTTTCTTCATATTCTCTAAGTTTTTTATTCCCTAAACTTCTAATCAAGTCGTATGGGTCTATACCATATTTCTTAACGAAACATTCTCTTAGCTTGCATATAGCCTTAAAATCTGCATTTGTTGTATTCTTGACTATCATATAAGCTGAGTCTAATCTAACATCAGCTTTAGGAGCTTTTACCCGAAAAATCTTGTTGCCTTTCTCGTCTTCGATAAGTTCTATATTAACTTCCTCGCCCTTAGCTTTTTTTCTTGCCGCCCATTCTTCATAAGTGATGGCATTTTGCTTGATAGCCTCATCTTCTTTAGCCTCTTTCTCTTTCTGTATATTTGCCTCTACTGCTTTTATGGCATCTATACGATGGGAACAGAAAGTATTCAAGCTCTTTGTTATAACTTGCGGATTTGGCTTCTTGTAGAATTTCTCAAACTTTCCGGCAATAAACATCTTGAAGAAAGTAATCAGCTCGTTCAGATTAAGGAAATAATACTCATCCTTTATAGCATTTGCAGTCATTATCTTGATATTGTCAGTAGCCTCATTATTTACAAAGCCACAAATACCATAGACATCAGAAACCCATGCTACAAGCCATGTTATTGCACTTCCTTCTCCATAACACAAGTCAAGATAGGTAAGTGTTGGTGCGTTGCTTTTAAAAGCTTTCCCGATTGGCATCTTACTACCTACTTGGCTTGATGGAGAGAAAGACATTAGAACGTTATCGAATGTTCCGTACTCATTGAATATTCGTTGCTTTTCTCTGTTGATTGAGGCGCTGCACGAGGTCGGCTGATTCTTGGTAATAGCCTTGCTCTGCGTCTTTATTAGTCCCTTGCTTTCTATCATCATAATTTCCTTCCAATACTTTAACAAAATTATTTGGTCTCATAATCCAATCAAAACTCGCCATCCATCCATTACTACCATTAAGGAATGAAGATGCTGCCGCCTTGTCAATCATCAACTTCATCTGCTCACTCCCATATTCTTTAAGCCGTGAATTAATCATTGACTTTCTCTTCGAAGTCAGGGCATGAACAAGAGGCATTCCTCTTCCAACGATAACCTTATTGAAATATTCGCAAACCTTCTTTGCTTTATCATCCACTTGTTGTACACTAGGGACGTTGTTCAATGCTATTCGTTCAGGTTCGTTCTTGTGTGGTTTAGATTCTTCACCTTCAGCAAATTCTATGTTGTCTTCATGCTTCCAAATAAAGACTTTTCCGCTACCGATAGATAACATTTGTTTCTCAAATAGTCCATCAATAGCTTTTTTTGTCTTTGCCACCGACATACCTGTCTTTTCCGATAATTCTTTGTTGCTCCCATACACATATCCGTCTTTGTCAGCATTAAATGAAAGACGTACGAAAGCGACTAATTCATCAGCATCCAAGCTACACGCTTTTTCGTCTAATTTTACTATCATATCTTAAAAAAATGCATTTGTTAATTGTTTATTTCCACTCATTATTACCCACTTCCCTCTGCCGTTTTGGTCTAGCAATTTCAAGTCTTCAACTTTTCCGAATCTATCATAAGTACCGCAAAGGTCAACAAACCAAGGTTGTTTTCCTTTCGATAGCCTAAGAAGTCTTTCTACAACTTGATAGTATTGCGCTAAAGAGCGTGTTGGCTTTGCATACACTACAGTATCTAACTCCGGATAGTCAAAGCCTACGACCAAGATTTGGCTATTTACCAGTACCTTAGTCTGCCCATTGCGGAAACGCTCGATGATAGCCTCACGTTCTTTAGGAGGTGTCTCTCCGCAGACCATTTCGCAGTTAGGTATGGAATAGGTCAGCATCTGAGCTTCTTTAACGAACTTGGTAAAAACCAAGATGCCTTTACGTTGTCCACCTCGTTTCGGATTAAGTAATCTATTGACAACACTAACTAGCCATCCGTACAAATCCACACGTTCATATTCTTGTTTTACACTTTGGTCTGTATAATCACGGCAAGTTGAATTTAGCTGCAAATTACCTTCATTCCATTGTGGCGGTGGACAAGAGTAATAGTTTGGCAGACAGATATATCCGTTCTTTGCCATATCCTCAACTTGAACATAGTAAATAAGCTCCTTGAAAATCTTGTCTCTACTTCTTGTCAGAAACTTCAGTATGCTACCATAGTTCTGATAGGAATACAGACGGAATGGTGTTGCGGTTAGACCTATGACCTTGCTCTTTAATTTATCAAGAAACTCCTTATACATGCCGGATTCAGGTTTCACTAAATGAACCTCATCAATCAATATGTATTTGAAGGCAGTAAACAATTCGGGATGTCCTTTCACGCTACCAATTGTAGCAAAAGTAACATCGCTGATTTCTTTTGATTTAAAGCTAGCGGAATAGATGCTGGCATTATCAAATCCATAAGAACAATACTTCTTGTAGTTTTGTTCCAAAATTTCCTTAGTAGGAGAAAACACAAGCACTTTATCTTTGAGCCTAGCAGCTATATCTGCCAAAATCAATGATTTGCCCGATGCAGTAGGGAGCACTTCCAGAGCGTTCCAGTTTTTCTTCTTATCCAAGAAAAACTCAACCGCCTTCTTGCTTGCCTCTTCTTGATATGGTCTTAATTTAAACTTCATTTCACAAATAATATGAAATCACTTTTGTTACTATATAGGAATGCACAAGTCTTATGCATAACAAAAGCCAATAGAAAAATGACCTTACAGTTTTTATGGTGTGTCTCACCAAGACGATTGCAAAGGTACGAAGAATAATTTAATAATGCAAACAAATTAGTGTCTATTATTACGGCTATAACATTATTTAAACCTTATTGATTATCTTTTTCTTCATTCATTTTCAGAATTAGAGCCGCATAGTATTTATAGAGTTCCTGTAATTCAAACACCGACCAATTCTTTGCTTGATGCTTCATTACTTCCAGTAAATCGACTTGTTGTTCTCCGAGCCGCTTTACTTCTTCCATATCTAAAGGAACGTGAGGATGCTTTTGCAAATAAGCCAATCTTCCAAGCTTCATTACTAAATTCTTTCTATAACCGATAAGATGGTCAGAAGAGAATCTGTTGCATCGTTTGCATTCCGCATTCTGATTACGTGTATCAAAGCGCAAACTCATATGAGTTCGTCCGCAATAATGCCCATTGTCGGCTTGGTCGATTGGCAATATTCGTCCACAACTGATACATCTGAAGTACTTATAGTGAAACTCTCTAGAGTCTCTCATGCGGATATAAACCGACATAAGCCTATCTAGTTTGTCAACCCACTTTTGCTTCTCGCTCCTTTGGTGTTTAGGCTTCTTTCCTCCTTTGTTAAATCTATCATAATATCCCATAATCTTTATCCTTTATCAAACCAAAAGTCATAGTTGCTGCTGTGGGGGTCGAACCCACAACCTTTTTCCGATTTTGGCGGACGTTCTACCATTGAACTAAGCAGCACCACCCCATAGGGGGATTTCAAACTAATTAAATAATAAAAGCCTTACTCCTTTGGTTTACCCATATGCAAGAAAACATCCATGATTGATGTTTCCTTAAGGCTTGTAATATTGTAATCAATCATAGTCTTACCCATAATCTCATCTACATTCTTACGAGCCTTCTCAATGGTATCACCCTGCACAAGATAACGAACCTTGGTCTTCCTCTCCTTGCCAGATTTTTCGTCAATAGTAATCATGTTAATACTGCAATCGTAGTATTTATCCTCACTATCTACCTCTGAAAGGAACAACTCAGAGAAACCTGCTTTCTTCATAGTGACAATCTCCATATCACCATTTGTGTATACCGCCATTTCTTCTGTAGTCTTAGCCTCGCATTCTGACCATGACAAGGCATCTACAACATATTGCTCTGTAGTTTTAGCGTTCGTTCCGTTTTCTAGAGTTTTCTCATAACGAACACCTACGATAAAATACTTTCCTGTTAATGATTTCATATTCTTTCTTTTTATGTTAGAGAATGTGGTATCGGTGAGGCTTGAACTCACGGCCTAATGTTTAGGAAACATTTGCTCTATCCAACTGAGCTACGACACCAAGCATCCTATAAAAACTCTTTATTTAATTCTGCTTGCCTCTCCACTTGTGTCTGCCATACCATATAAGCATGGTCTTGTGGAGTAGGTATGTATAATCCTCTTTCCATAGAGCAATGATGAAGCCATCGGTCTATACATAAAGACATTTCTTCTTTGTCAAGGTCTGGTATGTGCCTCCAATATTGGAAGGCCTTACCTTGTTTATTCTCACGCTCCCTAAGAAAAACATCCTTATTTACACGTTTGAACTCTTGTTCGATATAGTCCTTAGTATATCCTTCTTCGATAGCTACGTAAGTGATTGTTACCCACAGATAAGCATTCTGTTGGATTGTCCTAGATTGTTGCCTCTCTTTAAGGTCAACAACAAAGAACTTCTCATTATAATAATCACCTTGTAGTTTCTTGGCTTTGGTTATCATAGCCCTGGTTCGTTCCTCGAACTTTTCAAGCTCGACCGGATTCAACATATTATATACCATCTTTCTTTAATGAAAGGTGGAGAAAATTAATTCTCCACCATAATAAGTTTAAAATGGCGCATCAGATGTGTTAGTGCCACTCGGCTGTGCTGGTGGAATTGGTGCTGAACCTGCGGCTGGAGCTTGTGGTGGAAAAGGATTATTAGCAGCAGCTTGCATGCCACCTTGTGGCGCATTGTTCTGTGCTTCAATCTTTTGCATCTTGTAGCCACGAACAGATGTAAACCAGTCTGTTGTGCCATCCTTCTTTGTTCCTTGATATGATTCAACGTCAAAGAATACTTCAGCAATATCCCCGACATTAAAACCATCCGGTACATGTACATTCTTACCACTGAATTCAAAGATGATGCGCTTTTCGTAGCCACGTTCACCTGTCAAACCATCGAAACGTGTTGCATCAAGCATCAAACGTCTCTTTTCAAATGGTTCTTTACCTTGTCTCTGAATAGACTGAATGCCTTCGATAGCAACAATCTTACCTTTATAACTATTAGCCATAACTTAAAATATTTAATAAAACAATAATTTATCCAACTCTGTTCAAGGTCAAACTAGGCTTTACCTTAGTTACCTTTTTATACTTTTTCAATAGATGGTTGTAAGCTTCTTCGTCATCCGCATCAAAAGCCTTCGTGTCTAACGTAACCCTCTCAGAAGCAGACTTCAAGGAATAAGTGTAAATTGAAGTTTTATAAGATGTGAGGTTGTCATTTGACATACCATCAAAGATAGCTGCCTTCAACTCCTTTTCCTGTTCTTGCAATTTAGCAATGCGCTCTTGAACGTCAATGAGTGCGATTTCGTTATCTATAATGTAATAAGGTGTTTTTGTATCATCATTATACAAACGACCTTCTTTCTCGCATCGGAACAATTCTTTAACATCACTCGCAGGTCTTGGCTTGCCTAATGGGATGAGTTTACAGATTGTTCCACGCTTCTCGTCATCACGCAACCACATACAACATATACGTGTAACCTTCAGATGAGGATTCAATGTTTCGAAACCGAACTTATACATCGAGTTCTGCCAACGCACATACTCCTTATTAACGGAATAAGTACCCTTAATATCCCAAATCTCAACCTCATCGTCCGGTGCATCATCCTTGTGCATCACCAAGTCGATTGCACTTGCATGGTCTTCTCCGATTCGAAGGACATATTCGCTACCTATAATCTCATATCCATTCTTCTTGATATAAGCGACAAAATCCTTGACACTCTCTGAGGCTGGCTCAATACCCAATGAAGCAAACAACTCTACCTGCTCATGGATAATAGTGCCTTTTTCGGCAGCTTTCTTCAATACCTCTTCGCTTACGTTAGAGTACATATTGGGAAATACATACTGATGAAGCATACCTGTAATGCCACTTAATTCACGACCATCATAAAAGTATTGATGTGTGGAGTCCTCATAAAGAACTCCACTGTTATTCAATTGTATCATACTAATCTTGATTTAAATTGTGTCAACTTAGCTAAGAACTCTGCATTCTTTTGATATTCGGGATAAGCATCATAAACTGCTTTTAAATCCTTCTTGCTCTGTGCGAGTTCCATCTTTCGTAATGCACATTTGCGTTTAAACTCTTCGGACTTCTGAAGGTCTGGGAATCCGTTCCAAACTCTATCTACGTCCTCCCAAATTTGAGCCTGTTGCAATTGTGGATAAGCATATTGTTTTTGCTCATTAAGATTTTCGTCTTTTTCTTCCTCGCTCTTTGGGGCTGGTTCAGAGTAACCATATACTTCTTTCTGCTCATTCATCCATTCAAGAACTTCTTGTTCTGTCATGCCGCAATACCAACGCACAATGTTATTCTCATCTTGAATAATAAGTTTGGCAATACATCTGTTTGTATAACCTACATATCCAACATGGAAAATTGTCTTCAACTTTCCGCTTTGAGAATATTCGGTGTTTCGGTTGAGGTTGATGAATATCTTTTTGGGAGCAGTATACAATTCTCGACCGATACCTAAACAAGAGCATGCACGCTTGAAAGAATCACTTGCTTGACCTTTAACGGCTTCAGTGTTACTTGGCGTACCAACATCTTGTTTATCTATCCAACCGATACCTTCTTTATAAACGGAAACCGTACAAAAGAGGTTCTGACCAATAAGCTCATGCTTACGTTTCCAACCATAGATGCCGAACTTCTCATCTAATCGTCTCATGTCACATCTTGCGTCCTTGTAAAGCAACAAGGAACACCAGTCCGGTGACTTCTGATTACCACCTTGACCGACACGGACTTCTATCTCATCCGCATCAAGGAGGCGAAACTCATAATCCTTAATTTCTTCGCTCTGCCCTTCTACAGGCTTCGCTGCCTTATTCTCTGCCATAGTCGTATATTTTAAATAATCATTTTCTTTATCTGACAAGAAACAACAAGTTCATTGATTTCTTTGAGAGAATAATATCTAGGTGAGTTCTTACTATCACCTACATATTCTTTCATTAACCTATTCTTGACCCATTTGTCAATCATCTGCTTTTCGAATCCTTTTGATGCGAGATAGCATTCGGCATCCTTTCTGCGTATCCTGTCGGAACGCAACCCCATTTCAAATTGGGCATCCATCCGTCCCGCTTGAAATGCGACTGATACTAATTGCTTAATCTCGCTTAATGACATATTCTTTCTACAGTTTTTATGGTGTGTCTCACCTTTTTATGTAATATTACAAAAAATATATTAAATTTCTTGCAAGTTACGATATATTTATGTATATTTGCAACATATTTAATGTTTTCGAGTGCAAAGATAAGAAAAGTATTGCAAACATGCAAATAAAATAGTGCTTAAATATACTATATTAACCTTTATTATCTTTAAGTTCTAAATGTTTACATAAATTAAGTTACACATGCGCTTACTGCGTATTAAATTTTAGGTTATGAATAGTGCATACGAAAGACTGAAGGCTGTAATCATTGCTTTGGGTTACACTTCAAATGAAAAATTCGAGGATACCGTTGGCTTAGGACATGGCTTCGTCAGCCGTATAACTAATCGTGTATCTTCCAAAAGCTTGCAAGCTATAACGAGAAAATTTCCGCAGGTAAATCCAAGTTATATTAGGACGGGAATGGGGGAAATGTTCATCTCTTCACCTATAAAGGTAAGCGAAAACGAAAACGCAAAGACTAGACTGCGTGAGTATCTTAAATATAAAGGAATTACCAAACGAGAATTTTGCGACAAAGCTGACGTGGCCTCTAACTTTCCTATCATAGGGAAGAATGGTGTATTCACGGCAAGAGTATCTTATAGAGTGAATTCTAAATTCCCAGATCTTAATATGGATTGGCTAGCTAATGGAGCTGGCGAAATGTTGCAGCCGGAGGCTAATATTGAGAAATTCAACAACTACAAAAGCAGAATAGCGCCATTCTGTACAGAGATGGGAATTAGTACTACATTCTTCTTGCGGAAATGTAAGAGCTATACCAGTGCAATTAGCAGATTGCCGGATATGCCTAGCGAGACTTTCTTGAAGAATATCTCTTTGGCTTACCCTCAGCTAAATCTGAATTGGCTTAAGACCGGAGAAGGAAAGATGTTTAACGATGACATCAAATCGAATATCAATTCAAGCGTCAGCTTTGTTCCTCTTGTTCCACAGATGGCTTATGCTGGTTATCTCAGCGGATATGCAGATGATGTATATATATCATCGCTCCCAACAATCCCTATTGTAAAGGAAGATAAAGAAAAGTACGTAGCATTCGAGGTAAGCGGTGATTCTATGGATGATGGCTCGTCTAGAGCTTATCAGAATGGAGACATCGTTATATGTAAAGTCTGCCCTGACTACATGGTAAAGAGCAATGGACTTCATATAGACGGAAAGGAATATATCATAGTTCATAAAGAAGGTATTCTGTTGAAGCGTATCATTGACTTGGATATGAATAATGGAAAGCTTATATTGCGTTCCTTTAATCCTACTTATCGTGATTTAGAGTTGGATTTAGCAGATGTGAAGCAGCTCTTAGTTGTGGAATATCAGCAGAAAAGGAAATGATAATGTAAAGTATATTTGTATGTTCTGTGGAGTAGGCTTGCATAAAATGTCGCAAAATTGCCGCAAAATGATTATTCGCCTATAGCGTAAGTTGCTATTGTTTAGGCATTTTATTGGTGTTCCGTATAACAGCCTTCTAAGCTGTGGGTCTTGGGTTCGAACCCCAACGGAATCACTATAAATATAAACAAGAAATGGTGAAATAATCGTATAGGTTGTTTCACCATTTTTCTTTATAAATGGCTATAAAATAGGCGTTTATGGACGTATAATGAACTTTTGCTTATGAAACAGAAACGATTTATTAGAAGATTTTAATATTCCACAAGTAGGCTCTGAGTACTACAAGTAAAGTGTAAAATTGCCGCAAAATTGCCGCATTTTCCGCAAAATTGCCGCAAAATATTGTAAATTTAAAGGAAAAATATTATGGCTACAATAACATACGAGCTTGGAAAACCAAAGCAAGACAAAACAAGAAAGGTGTCTATTGTTCTTTCTCATAAGGGACAGAGAAAAAGATTTCCTACCAATATAGTTGTTTCTGACTCAGACTTGTCTAGAGCCGGAAAGATTTCTTCACGTAAGATATTGAAGACGATTGAAGATAAAATGAATGTTATGAAGGATGCACTCTATGACTTAGAGGTAGACTTGCTAGGTAAAGATGTGGATATTGATTGGATATGTGAGCATTTGATTGATATAGGCAACAAGACAGAGGATTTAGACTTCTTTTCCTTTACCGAAGAGTGGGTTGAGAAATCCGACAATAAGGGAAAGAAGAATTATCTGATTATGCTCAATTCCCTTGCACGTTATAATGGTTGCCGTAAGCTGCCGTTTTCTCTCATAGACTACAGATTCCTTAACGGATATAAGAAATTCCTAGATGGTCATCCTAGGGCGCAATCCTTATACTTGGGCAATATGCGGCATATCTTCAATGAAGCTATCAAAGAATATAATACGAATGGAAATGATATTATCAGAAGTAATCCTTTTGATAAATTCTCCGTTCCGAGGGATATTCCGCAGACAAAAGATAGGATAATCAGTGAAGAGAACCTTGTAAGAGTATTTAATTTCAAGGGGACTAGACGTGTAGGTATGGCAAGGGATTGTTATGTACTCTCGTTCTTTCTGATGGGAATGAATTCTGTTGATATATATGAATGTGTCAGCTATAATAAGGGTGTACTCGCCTACGATAGAGCTAAAACTAGAGATAGGAGAAACGATAATGCCCACATAGAAATTGTCGTACCTGACATCATCAAACCTTTGTTCCGAAAATATAAGGGAACAACAAGGGTCTTTGATTTCTATCAGAAATATAGCAATGCAGCCAATTTCAATAAGCATATAAATAAGGGATTGCATTTCATAGCTGACGAACTGGGCATTCCTCGTTTCGATTTCTACTCAGCCCGTCATACTTGGGCATCTATAGCAAGAAATAAACTAGGTATTGATAAGTATACCATTCACGAAGCACTCAATCACGTTTCGCAGTTAGATGTTACTGATATTTACATTCAAAAGGACTTTACGAATATAAACAAGGCAAATGAAAAGGTAGTGGAATATGTTATGAAAATGATAGGAGAGGCAAAGAACGATGTTTGAATTTTGAAGAAAGGGGAAGGTCTATTCTTCCCCCTCTTTCTTATCCTTATCCTTTTTGTCCATTTTTGCACCTGTAGCTTTCATAATAGCCTTCAGAGCATCTTCGAAGTTCAAGGAGTCCTTACCGCCATTAGGGTGTTTTTCCCACCAGTCAGGGTCAACCCAACGCATAGCCTTGTCATACCAAGTTTGGTCGACGGATGTTTTCTTGCCATCTTGACTGATTAACAGATACCCACCTTGCCCATCGCTAGCAATTCGCTGAACTTGTTCAAGGTTGACCCACGTCTTTTGTTTTTCGCTATATACCCACATAATTATATGATTTAAATTATTTTTATTCCTATTGTGCAAAAGTACAGCGAAGTCTTAAAAATACCAAATAAAACCTATTTGTATGTTTCAAGTTTGACCAAATGTGAGTTATTTTGTGTACCTTTGCAGAAAATTCTTAAAATATGATACAAAGATTTACGGAAATGTACTACGATGATGCGGTGCGCTTCGCTCAGTACATACAAGCTACTGAAGGTGGCGAAATAGAACTTGTAAAAGAAGATGCCGATGGTTTTCCTCTTCCCCCTAAGCATAAGATATTTGGTAACATGGTTAATTGTCTGAAGGTAAGGAACTTTGAAATTGCTTATTTAGAGCAAAGAAGAAACCCCGATGATGACAAGAAACATCGTAATCGAAATCTCTATCGCTATATAATGGGGCAGAAGATTAAAGAGGTTAGAGAACTTAGTGGTATAACATTGGAGGAGCTGGCAGAAAAGTCCGGTTATAAGCCCAACAACATTCGTAATATTGAGATGGGGCGTTTTAATGCCGATATTGATACGTTATGTAATATTGTTGAGGCTATGGATGCCCATTTTGAGGTGATGAAGAATTAAAAGTTCTTTCGATATATGAAATATGTTTAAATACAGAAACAAAAGCATTAAAAAACTTGCAAAATTAAGGTGTTATTCTTATCTTTGCATCGTAATATAAAAAGGTGAGACACACCGAAACAACTGTATCGGATTATGAATAAAGCATATTTGATTTTCAGCAAGAACACAAGCATTCAAGAATGTTGTACTTGGTTTCGTTATCGTGACGAAGCTTTGAGATACAATAAAGAACATTTTGAGAACGTGTTTAAGGTACTGCCACATGAGTTTGATTCTTTGAAAGATGTTGACCCTTGCGAGCCGACAGAGTTCACGAAGTCTTCAAGATGCGAGCATTGCTGGAGAAAGATTAAGAATGATTATCTAAAACATATAGGAGATATGAATATGAAGAAAGAAGAAAAGTTTGTCATTGATGATTCTCAGAATTACAATGATATGTTTAGCAAAAAGGAACGGATGCAAATTAATAAGGCAACCAAACCTTTAGAGAACAAGTAATTTTCACCATTTATTAAAAGTGAGTTTAATAACCCGAACGCATTTGCTTGGATGGAAGAATTATGCTATCTTTGCATTGCGTTCCTTGAAATAATTAATTATGAGTAATAACAAAGAAGATTTTGATGCGCAGGTAAGTGCATTTAAAGAGAAGTATCCCGATTTCAAGCCAGCCAAACCTATTGAGGTTCTTAACTTGATTATGACAAGAAAGAATGCCAAGGAGATTCTTGAAGGCAAGAAGAAGGTTGAGTACAGAGCCTATACAGACCATTATATTGGTCGTTTGTTTGACAAGGATGTTTTGGAGTTCCTTAAAAAGCATGGTAAAGAAGAGGATGTAATTAAAGCGCAAGAGGAGGGTATTGTTGACCCATTGCGAGTAGTAAAGACAATCCACTTCCATGATTATAACAACTCGTGGTATCTTGATTGTGATGTTTTGGTAAATGATACTTGTATCGTTATGAAAGAAGATATTGATTTTCTTCACGAAAAGTATGATAGCCATGATTTGGATGAAATGTACGAAACGTTGGAGCTTAAAAAGGAAAAAGAGCGTCCTTTGTTTTTCTTCTTTGTTATTGACAAGGTAACAGAAACGACTCTAAAGTAGGTGGGCGTAAGTCCACCGAGCCTAGATAATTCCCCAAGGGGAGTAGTTTATGATTCGTGGACTTAAAACGTTACAACTATGTCAGAGGCATCAAGAGGTTATCGTTATTCTCAATGGAGAGCGGTAACAAATCGTACAACTGGTCTTAGGGCTGGTGAAAGACGTGAACGTGGCAGAAATGTTGAGTACCGAAACACTGGCGCACAAGGAACTACTTATGGTGGTGCTATGCGTACATTGGCAGCTCGTACAGCAGCAAATAATGTCACAGAACGTGTAAACCGCAGACTTAGAAGAGGTTAAAAGTCAAGAGGGGTAGAATGAATTAACTTTCATTCACCCCTTGTTTTTAAGGAGAATAATGTATGCAAGAACTAAAAAGAGCAAGAGAAATCATTGATGATGTTTCCAAGGAGACAGATAGTATATTACTTTTCCATTCTCTGAGTGGAAAGGATTCTATCGTATTGCTTGACTTATGCTACAAGAAGTTCAAGAGAGTTGTGGTAGTATTCATGTATATAGTAAAAGACTTGGAACATATTATGCGTTACTATAATTACGCTAAAACCAAGTACCCGAACATTGAGTTTGTTCAAGTTCCTCATTATGCTTTATTTTATGATATAAAAACCGGATATATGGGAATAAAACAAGACCCTAAGCAAAGACAATGGACTTTAGCTGATATAACCGAAAAACTCAGGAAGAGACTTGGTGTAGAGTGGGCTTGTTATGGATTTAAACAATCCGATTCTTTGAACAGACGGCTTATGCTTAGAAGTTATACGGATGGAAAGGAAGCTATCAATTGGAAGACGAAGAAATTCTATCCTTTATCTACATATAAAAACAAGGAAATAATGGATTATATTCTTGACCATCGTTTAAAGAACCCAGAAGCAAATGGAACGAATAAACAAAGTTCAGGAGTTGATGTTGAGGATATTGAGTATCAGAAATTTCTCAAAGAGTTTTATCCGGCAGATTTAGAGAAAATATACAAGGTATTCCCAATGGCAAGGATAGTTCTGTTGAAAGCTGATAAAAACAAGGAGGAACTGAAATGAAAAAAGGAAGTGAAACAAAGATAATCAAGAGGTCTCAAATAAACTTGAACCCTTGCAACCCGAAGGTACATACCGATGCGGACATCAAACAGCAAAAAGCCAATATTAAGAAAGTTGGTCTCATTGGAGGTATTCAATGGAATGAGACAACTGGAAATCTCATAGATGGGCATAAACGAGTGATGAGCGTTGACCTTATCCAAGGTTATGATGGTACTCCCGAAACTGATTATGACATCAAGGTAGAAGCCGTTGATTTTGACGAAAAGACCGAGAAAGAGCAATTGTTGTTTATGGCGAAGTCGCAAGACCCGATAGATTACAACTTGGTTGCCAAGAACTTTAGCATAGATGAAATAGACTTCAAGGCTGCTGGCTTCACGGAACAGGATACTGAACAAATCAAGATGTTGCAAGATGATTTGGAAGCATCATTGAAGGATTCGGGCATGGATGACTTTAGCGAGGATTTCTTGAATGAACCTATAATTTCAGTTACGACCCCAACGCCAATGACCGAATTACCCAACATCGAAAAAACATCTGAAGAGATAGTGGCCGAGCACGCAGCTAAGCCAAAGATGACAAAGGAAGAGGTCAAGGATCAGAAACAGCATTGTACTGATGTCGGAAAGAAAAGAAAGGAAGATATTGATAACTTCATATTCATTGATTTCGAAAGTTTTGAACAAAAGCAGATTTTCTGTGATATGTTGCACATGGAAGCCGCTAACTCTATGCGTATTTCCGGAAGTCAGATTTTAGGTTTGTTGTAATATGGGACGCAAGCGAGTAAAGCCTCTTGTAGTGAGGAAGAATCCCATAGATGTTGCCAATATGGTAATTGATATGGCTAGTGAACAGAGTAAGGATTGTATCGTTATGATGTCTCTTGGCAAGGACTCCATTGTTACATTGGACTTATTATATGATAAGTTTGAGCGCATAGTATGTGTATTTATGTATCTCGTAAAAGACTTAGAGCATATACAACGATGGATAAACTGGCTGAAGGCTAGATACCCGAAGATAGAGTTCGAGCAGATACCACATTGGAATACAACATACAATCTTCATTATGGAGTTTATTGCGTTCCGAATCCAAAAGTAAAGGTTCTTAATCTTTCTATGGTAGTAAAAGCCTTAAAAAAGCGTTTCGGAATAGAATACGTATTCTTTGGTATGAAGAAAGCAGACTCGATGAACCGAAGCCTTATGTTGAAGTCGTATGAGGATGAAAATTACATTCATGGTGGAAATTGTTATCCTCTTGCTGATTTTACTCAAAAGCAAATCTTGCAATATATGAAACATCGGCATCTGCCTAAGCCGATAATGTACTCCAGAGCATTGCGCTCGGAGAATGCAGAGGTTGGGAATGCGTCAGGCGGTTTGTCTTTGGACTTGGATTGTTTTGCATGGCTAAGGGATAATGCACCCGAAGACTTAGAACGTATATATAGGGTATTTCCACAAAGTAGGGTAATACTCTACAGGTATGACAACAGATAATGTTCTTTTTAATTTATATATAATAATGTATTATCTTCTTTATATGTATTGGCAGGCTTGTGAAAGTCTGCCTTTATTGTTAATGTATGCAATATAGAAACATCATAAGTAAAGAAAGGTTAAATAAATAAAGAAAAACCATAAAACATTTGCATGTTAGAAAATTATTTCGTATCTTTGCAATGTCTTTAAGAGGTACTTGAAGATTTGCCGCAAGACAAGTTTCTTGCAAGATAGTGCAGAGCGAGCACGTTAAAAACTAGCACAATTGTTATGAAGATGATTACCGAAAAGCAGAAGAAGTTCATCAATGATATTAAAGGTGTTATTACAGAAAATGGTATTAATGCTATTGATGCATTGGACTTGAATAAGTTTACTTGCTATGATGCATCTAAGCTTATTGGTGGTTTGCTTGGTCTTAGAGATTGTTACAAGGCGATTTCTAGAGGCGCATGTGTAACTAGTACGGCATATTGCGATGAGGCTTTAGATAATGTCTTTAATACAATTGAAAAGTATAAATAATAAAAAAGGTGAGACACACCGCAAAAACTGTCTAAGATAATGAATATCAAAGAATTAGTAAGAAATATGATAGCTTTCTTAAATGAGCGTCACGATATGGATTGTGCTACGTTACGTCAGCGTTTTGCAGTATGCTATGATATGAGTGAAGACGAGGCAAAGAAAGTTATTTTGGAGCTGACAATGCTTCAGATATTTGCAGAGAATTTTGGTGTTGAAATTTAAAACTTTAAGATTATGGATAAGAAGACTGCATATAAAGTTATAAGCCAATTTAGGGCAAATAATTGTAAGAGTGGAGCTTTGGCTATCGCTTTGGATGAAGCATTAAAAGCATTAAAACCGATTGCAGTAAATCAAGTTTTTTGCATTAAGCTGGAGATATTAGATAGTGGAAACTATTATCATTCGAAAGCTGCGCAATCTACCTTATGGTTAGAAGCTTCTAACAATAAGAAAAAGATGCAAGCACATATTGCAGAATGGAGAAGTAAGGTCGTAGAGCGATGCAAGGATAACAACAGCTCTTTTGAGTTTGACTTTCATCATGGGAGTCCTTATAATTTCACGGCAAACAAGTCGAATTGTAATGAGTTACCTTTTTACTTTAAAGGTAAACACTACTGCTTTACAATATTAGAGGTTTCTAAGAGTATTAAAAGCATGTATGATGACCGTATCGAAAAAGATATGGATGCCGTTCAAGATATGATGTCTTATTTAAATTTATAGAGCATGAAGTTATACGAGGTAGGCTGCATCGTCAAAGAGGTGCAGCCAAAGAATGGAGTAAAGATTACTCTAGAGGAGGCTCAGGCTTTAGTTGGTGGTTATGTCGAGTTGGTTCATCTTGATGATAATAACATATTATTGTGCGATGAAGAAGGACTTCTCAAACATAAACCTATAAATACTTTGGCTACAATACAAGCGAAGGGGCTTGGCTGGAAAGGTAGTTATTTGGTTGGGAGCGTTTTATTTTTAAAGGACAAGGAGTTTTAAACATGAGTAAGGCAAGAAAAAATGATATGAATAAGGATATACCAGAAGAGCGAATAACTCTTAGGGTATTGGAGAATTATTCCAAAATGCAAGACGAATTGTGTCGCCTTCGTAAGAAAACACGTGAACAAGGCTACAAACTTAATGAACTCAACAATCAGCTACAGAGGCTTCACTCGAAAGAAGTTAGATGTGAGTTAGAGAAGTACAGAAAGTTACTCTTAGAGCGTGATGAGTTGCGTGAGAAGAATAAGGCTTTGGAACAGGTGGTAAATCAATACGATGGGTTAAAAAGGTTTTTTACTAACGAATTGAATAAGAAAGAGGAGGGAAAAGAATGATTATAGGCTCTATGACGGGGCGTGAACTTTTTGAGATATTCAAGAAAGATAAGCCTATGCTAGAAAAGTTTGCTATCGAAAAAGCAAAGAAACTCATCCGTGAGCTTCGTAAAGGAATGGGACGATACACAACTCAGTGTTATGATTTCAAGACGAAAGACGCTACCGAGTACAAAGTATGCGTGTTTGTAGATAGAGGGAACATAAGACAATTCTATTTTGACATGTTTATCTATTGCAAGGAAACGAACGATTACGTATGTGCTACTTCCTTGTTGGACGAAGAGAATAGTGCAGAGCAGTTCAGTTATACGCCTCATTTCTTGCGGAGATATGCCGAGCGAGCATTGGGAATAGAGAACATGCCAATTAATAGGGTGCTTGCTCACATCGAAAGAGAAGTAGGCTATACGGTACTTATTTATAAGAATGATACAAGTAAGGTTATTGCTACAAGTATGGGGCTTTATCTGCAAAAGATTGACAAAAGGCGAGGTATCAATATATGCAAGACTTTTGTTAGTGTTGACATGCTTAAAACCTCCCAAATTAAAGCGTATATGGTTGTTGCGGACTTAATTGAAGAGTATTCAGAACGATACAATAAAGTTCAAAGGAATGATAATGTACGAGTAGATTTCGCTAATGATTGTTTGAGAAGAGGTATTACTGAAAAAGATTTGGTTAATGCCTATGGTGAATATTTTAAGAACAAAAAATAAAAGAAAGGGCTTCGTATGGAGAGAATGACAAGAAATGATGCCGCTGCTTATTTAGGTGTTGACCCTCAGACGATTACGAACTGGGTTAACAAGGGCTTGCTTGGAGGCTACAATGATAAAAGCAGTAAACGCTTTTGGGTGAATGCCGATGATGTTAAGAAGTATTCCGAGAAATACAAGATGTTATCTGTCTCAGAGGATTTACTTGATAGAGAGCAGAAAGAGTTGTTGGCAAGTGAGCGCAAGGTAAATACTAAGATACAAATGTTAATGCATGATGCGTTGAACGTTTCTTCTTTCAGCTATGACAAAATAGGTAGTTCACTTTGTATGTTATTGGAGTTAACGGCACAATACGGATTACGAGAGAAAAAGATTATGCAAGCATTTTTCAATGGAGACCGAATTAGTGATATAGCCGACAATTTTGAACTTTCAAGAGAAAGGGTGCGCCAGATTGTTATTAAGGCTATCCGGAAGTTCAACTATGCGATTGAAGAACTTGTAGACTTGAAGCTGGAGAACAATTCCTTGAAAGAGGAAATTAAGAATGTAAAAATGCAGTTTATTATGCAAGAGGGTGAAAAAGAAGAACAACCTGAAGATGTTCCCACTTCATTGTTCTCCATCAGATTAGTTAATTGTAATTTACCAGTTCGTGTCCTTAATGTGACAAAGGCAGCCGACATAGATACTATTGGAGACTTGGTACAATATTCCAAGCTCGATATGATAAAATTCCGAAACTTCGGAAAGAAAAGCCTTATGCAATTGGATGACTTTATTCACGAAATTGGATTGGAATGGGGCATGGATAAGGCTAAGATATATGCAAGGGGTATTCAGCGGATGAAAGATGACTCTTATATTGAAGAGTTGTTTGGAAAGCATCTTGCGGATATAACAAGCGATATTGAGAAAAAGTATAATCTTTCTCCGGCTGAGGCTATGAAGAGAGCTTATAGTGAAATGAAGAGATATGTAGGATTTAAAGAGAAGAGTAATGAATGAAGTATATAATGATGTTTTAGGTAAGGCGTTAAGCATTAAATCAACCAATAATATTGTCGTAAAAGTAGAGCAAGGAGCATTAGAAGTTAATCTGAAACAATGTAGTGTAAAGCGCATTATGTGGTTCTCTGTCTTCTTGATTGATGGATTTACTATGCGTCCATACAGTTATACTTTCTATTCCTCTATGAGTGATGATGAGTTGGATGACACATTTACACAAGTAGAAGGCAGATTGAGCTTTCTGAAAAACTTAAATTCTAAATAACATGACGGAACAGGAAAGAAAAGTTGTAAACCATGCAATGAAGATTCTAGAGCAGAGCCAAGATGATGAGGCTAGGGCGTTGGCTGTCAAGTTGTTGGAACAAGGTACAAAAGTTCCTCTTCAGAAAGTGCAGTTTTATGCCGCATATTGCAATGGCTTGCGTGATGGGTATTCAAGAATATTCGACCTAATACAAGGTGGTGGGTGGCTTGCGAAAGTGAGCAAGAAGGAAATGCCATATTTCGAAGCAGAGAAGGAGCTTGTAGAGAGCTGTATTGATGCTTGCTACGATTATCATATGGGCAAGTATGATATTAGGTACAAGGATAAAGAATTATCCAAAAGTGGTAAGCTATTGGCTTGCAAGGCTGTTTTTGTGAAACAAACGATGATTGGTTTTGAGGTTAAATACAACAAAGATAAAGAATGATTGCACAATATAGATAAGTGAAGTTGTAAACCTTTGATATGTAGGTACTCCCTTGCAAATTTTGTATCTTTGCAAATAAAAAAGGAGATTTATATATGGCAGATAGAGGATATAGAGGCAGACCTCAACGAGGCGAAAGAGCGGATAGGCAAATCAATGCCGGACATAGCCGTGGGTTGGATGCGGCTTTGTCTGACACTGAAGCTAAGATTAGAAAGCTAAAGACGGAACGTATTTATGCCTTTAATAAGGACGGAAAAGAAATAGCGCATTCCCAAACAGGAAAGGCACATAGTACGCAATTACCTTTTGGCTATAACTACAAAGATGCCATCATTACTCACAACCATCCTAATAGAGGTATTGGAGATACTATAGCTGGAAGAGTTGGCACAATTTTGTCTGGAGCTGACATTTTTACAACTATAGCACATAACGCTTCCGAGATTCGAGCAGTTACAAAGAATTATACGTATTCTTTGAAGAGACCAAGTAAAGGGTGGGGACTTTCAGAATCGGATGCATGGGATGTTTTTGGTAAGAAAAATTCGCAATGGAGACGAACCCTTCAGCAAAAACAGACAGAGTATCTTTCAAAGAGCGGAATACGAAATCGAATAAACGAGAAAGTGCTAGCTTTAAACAGAAAGCGTTCTAGTTTTACGAAAGGAGGAAAAGTCCCTAGTGCAAGTGATGTGTCTAGTTATAATCGTGAAGCAAACGAAATACAGAAACGTGTCACGGAAGCTAATGATAGAGGTAATGTTGGTGCGCAATATCAAGTTATGAAAGAATACGCAAAGAAATACGGATGGAATTTAACACGTAAGCGTACATCTTAAGGAATATATTCGAACGATGGGTAGTATTGTCCCTCTTCATGTGGGAAGAACCTTCCCATCATTGACAATGCCGTAGTACATTTTTCATATTGCTTTTGAAATCCGTACTTTTTAGCTCTCGATAGGTTGTGATCCAGGTCGTTGATTTTGACTTGTATTGCAACCATATCTTTTGAATCAATGATTGATTGTATGTAGTCAAAATACGGAACACCTTTCTTGTGGGTTAGGACACATACACTATCGGCAATGTCTTTTCTAACACCTAGTGATAACAGCTTGTCGTAGGTCATATCCGTATCTTCAATCGTATCATGGAGAAATCCGACACAAATCTCTTCGGTACTATTACCCATTTCTCCTACATGGATAGGGTGCAATATAACAGGCAATCCAACCTTATCAATCTGTCCTTTGTGCGCCTTGCAAGCGATACCAAGGCACAATTCTATCATTTCAGAATCTTTCATATTCTTCTTTCGTTATTAGCTCACCTAACTCAAGAGCATCTTGTGCATAGGTGTTTTCATTAAACTTAAACTCCTTTGGCTTACGTCCTTTACCTTTAGGGTAACACATAAGTTCTTTATTTACATATTGATAACGGACAACGATGTCATCCTCCCAATAGTAAACATAAACCGACTCTCCGTTTTTAAGGAGGTGGCTGATTTTGTTCTTATCTTTATTGTTCATAGTCTTTATCTCCTTATTACAATGCAAAGATATAAAAAATATATTAAACTTGCAAACAAATTAATGTTTATTACTTGAAATTTAAATATATTAATTATTGAAATGTTGCATAGTAAGCTTGTTGCATAGATACTGACCTTTGCTTCTTACCTCCGTTACTCTTGGCGGTTCTACTTTGCTCATATAATGCATGTCCCCAACCGGATGGTTTCTTGGTCTCTTTATAGATTTCTCGCATGGTCTTCCCACCCAACAGCTTGTAGGCTATCGAGTAATTCTCTTTGGCGTAAATCATCTTGGCGGTGTTAACTTGTATTTCACCAATAAGTCCGGTTTTCTTGTTCCGGATATTGATGATGTTTCCTGAATAGCCAGTATCCAGTTTCTGTTCCTTGAGTCTAACGAACTCAAAGCCCTTGTATTTGCCTTTAAGGTCTTTTATTATTTTCGGTATTGACCCTTTATCTGCGATGATGGTTGTTCTGTACGAGTCCTTAATGTCTTTGATACCATTAGCTTCGCCCTTAGCCTTGCGTACAATGGAGTCAACACTCTTGTAATTGATAGGAGTGACCCTTGCTCCATACTTCTTAGCTATACCTTCAGCTATAGCTTGTAGCTTGTTACCAACCGACTCGGCTTTTCTCCGCATAGAGGTAGCTTGTGCTCTCAGCCTAGCATATGCCCCATTATTACCAACGTCTCCCATATCTTTTTTAGTGCAAAATTAACCAAAATGCAAGCCAATTAATATATTGCGGCGATATGTTATTTCACTTAAAAGACAAAGTGAAAAAACACGCAAGTAAACATTTCTCTTAAACAATTATTATTCATACCTTTGCAAGAAACAATGAGTTGATAAGATGACGAAACCAAGAGATTATTTCACAGGCAAGCAAGAAGAGTTCAAACGCTCCGAAGTGCAAATAGCACCATATAATCCAAGGAAGATTTCACCGCAGCAGAAAGCTACATTGAAACGTTCCATAAGAAAATATGGCGTTGTTGGTGGTATAACCGTCAATAAGCAAACAATGACCATCGTAGGCGGCAACCAAAAAGTAACCATCGTGGATGAGATTATGGGCTATCCCGAAAAGGATTATACTCTTTTGGCTGAGGCTGTAAATATGGATTACAAGACCGAAGTTGAACTGAATTTCATGCTTAATTCCGAGAATGCTCATGGAGAATGGGATGACATGAAAGTCCGTGAGTTAATTCCGGACATAAACTATATGGATGCCGGATTAACGGAAGAAGACTTATCCCTGTTCGGCTATGATGCAATGGTAAAGACTGAAGGCGAAGATGAGTTAGGTAAAGAACTTAATTCCTTACTAGACCCATTTGCCCAAGAAAGCGAAAACAGAAAAGTACAAGCACCAAAGGAAGTGCAAGAAGAGCAGAGACGACAGATAGAACAAAATCAAATTATAGCCAATCAGCAGCAAGAGGCTCAATACCAAGCGAATAAGGAACGTATGCAGCAGGTGAAGAAAGAAGTAAACACCAAGGCAGCGGAAAAGGCATTAGAAGCCGAGTCTTACGTCATGCTATCCTTTGATAACATCGAGAACAAGGAACGCTTTATGAGCACCTTTGGCTTTATCGAAACCGATAAGGTAATAAAGGGAGAAATGCTTATGAAAGTAGCAAAACGAATATAAACGAATAAGCAATGAAAAAGATTATAAGAATATTACTAGGGTACATAATAGCGGCAATAACAATGCTTATGATTATTCCCTTTATGTTTGTTTCTCTGTTTCTTGGAAAAAGGAGAAAGAAAGCGTTTGGTATATGGGTGTCGTGTCTTTTTATCCCTTTGATAAACAAGGTAGGGCAATTGGTTAACTCATAAATATCGAAAGACTATGAAGGCAAACGGAAAAAGATTAATGAAGATTGCGAACTTGGCTATAACTATGGTATTGGCAATACCGATGTTCTTACTAGCCGTTCCTTTCTATATGTATAACAAAATTAGAGGCAAGGTATAAATCCCATCTGCCCAATATATAGCGAAACAATAATAAATACAAGAAAATGGCAAAACCGAAATTTGATTACAATGGCGATGCTTTCTACGATGAGATAGAACAGCTTGCAAAGCAAGGTCAGAAGGATTCTGAAATTGCCTACGCCATTGGTTTGAAGTTTGGGGTTGACCTAAATCCACAGGTCTTCAACCGAATGAAAAACGGAAAATACGAGAATTGGAATGAAGACGAAAATGCGGAAAGAGGCGAAAGGATAACTCAATCCCTCGTGCGTGGCAGAGAGTTTATTAATGCAATCGTGCGTGGTAGATTCCTTAAATGCGCCCTTGGAGGTGTCAAGGTAAAGGGCAAGACAACCACCAAGAGACATATGGTTGTAGATGGAGTTATGACAGATGATATAGTAGTGGAAACTAGAGAAACCGAGCAGGAGACCCCACCTAACGTACAAGCTCTTTCAACTTGGCTATTCCATTACGATATGACTTGGAGAGAGATACAGAGAGGTAAGAAGGATGAAGAGGAAAAGGGCATTCCTTTTGACCCTAAGAAAGGTATATCCGTCAATAAGTGGATAGAAAGAGAGATTGAGCAAGAAGCAGAAGAACAAGAGGAGGGTGAATAATGGCAAAAACACATTCCGTTTATTATCCGTTGTATAACGACAAGACGCATTTCATTTACCTTATAACAGGAAGCCGTGCGTCAGGAAAAAGTTTCTCTGCTTCTCAGTTTATCGAAAGACTTACTTTTGAATACAATGCAGAAAGAAAGATAGCACATAAGATTCTTTATACACGTTATACAATGGTGAGTGCCGCTATTTCCGTAATTCCAGAGGTTAAAGAGAAAATAGAGATAGATGGCACACAGGATTATTTCAAGAACACGAAGACGGATATAGTCAACAAAATGACGGGAGCTGAAATCATGTTCCGTGGTATTCATACGGCTAGCGGTAATCAGACTGCGAAGTTAAAGTCTATTCATGGTGTGACTACGTTTGTCGTTGATGAGGCTGAGGAATGGACGAGTGAGGAGGATTTTGAGCGTATCATGCTTTCAATCCGTCAGAAAGGCTTGCACAACCGAGTAATAATCATTATGAACCCTTGTGATTCAAATCATTGGGTATATAAGCGTTTCATCGAAAAGACTCATAAAGAGGTGTATTTTGATGGCGTTCCCGTTCAGATCAGTACAGACCCTAGAGTACTTCATATACATACGACCTATCTTGATAATATAAAGCATCTTTCACCGGAGTTCCTTAACGAGGTGTTAGAGATGAAGGAGAATGAGCCGGAGAAATATGCGCATATAATGATTGGTAGATGGTCGGATGTATCAGAGGGCGCAATATTCAAGCATGTAGGCATCGTTGATAAGTTCCCTAGCAATGCAAGGAAAGTAGCCATCGGTGTAGACTGGGGATATTCAAAAGATTATACGGCAATTGTAAAGTGCGGTATCGTAGACAATCGCCTATACATAGAGGAACTTTGCTATAGAACGGAAATGTTATCTAGCGACATCATAAGATTCTTGCGCCCTTATGCGGACGAAGGCTTGTTTGTGTATGCGGATAGTGCTGACCCTAGACTTATAGATGAGGTAGCTCTTGGTGGAATAGTTATATATGGAGCACAAAAGGGTGCTGGTTCTATATTGGCTGGTATTGACAAGATGCAAACATTCGAAATCTTTGCGACTAGGCAATCAGTCCATTTGCAGAGCGAGTTCCGCAAATATGTGTGGGCAAAGGACAAGGATGGCAATTATATCAATGTTCCCGAAGACCATGATAACCATTTGATAGATGCTGCTAGGTATTATATTCTTGCCGTATTGCTCGGTAAAGTGATGAAGCCAAGAAAAGCTTCTAAATCAGACTTAGGAGTGTACTAAATGACAAATATAATTACTTTTGTAATAAAAATACAAGTGTTTAATTATTAGATTGTTAGTGTAAGTATTCTATAAGAGTAGATAAAAGTTAAGTGTAAATAAAAAAGATTGTTTACTAAATAAAGATAAATTCTTTAGTAAATAGTCTTTTTTATTCACTTAAAAACTAAGTGAAAGGCATACGTAAATTAAAGTATGTAGAAACCATGTTTATTATTACCTTTGCTTCAAAAAGTTATAAGGATGTTTGTAGATTCAATTATTCAGATAAAGACATATTTTCGAAACCTCACGCTCAACGCATTGGGTGTGGAGAGAAGCATCTTCGAACGTTTGGACGATAACGATGTTGATTCTGTCGTAAACATGATGGAACAACATGATTTCGATGTGGATAATGCCATTTCGGAATATAATCCACAAACCCATAAGGTGATGAGCCGTGAAGATAAATGGGTAAAGGGAGAAAAGCCATACAGGACGGAGAAGTTGGCAAGAACAAGACAAAGATACATCAATGAGGTAGAATTGTTCTTCTTGTTAGGCAATCCGGTTATGTGGAAGAAGACTGAAGGTGACGATGAAGCCTTTGAACTATATAAAAAATACTTGAAGGATATATACTTCAATACCAAGCTACGTCAATGTAAACGACTTGCCGGAGCAGAAACCGAAAGCGGTTTTGTTTTTAATTTCTCGCAAAAAAACGGAAAAATGCATGTTGATGTGTATGTTGCAGCTCGCTCAAAGGGACATAAGATGAGAGAGTTGTTTGACCAGTACGGAAACATGCTTGCTTTTGCTGTAGGCTATTCCTTAAAGCGAGAATCAAAGACTATCGAATGTTGGGATATATTGACATCCGTTTTTAACTATCATTGTGAACGTGGTGGCTTTGGGTGGAAAGTGTATAAGTATCCTAATCCGACAGGAAAAATTAATGGCATTTATTTTCGTCAGCCAAAGGCATGGGAAGGAGCAGAACCGAGAATGGAACGTGAAGAAATGCTTGATTCCAAGATTGGAGATGCTAACAACTACTTTGCTGACCCTATTGCCGCTGCTACTGCTGACGTGATACAATCAATCCCTAAGCGGAACAAGCCAGGTAAACTCATACAACTTACAGGCAAGAACTCTAGGTTTGAATATATCAACCCGCCTCAAAATTCCGAAATCCGCAAGGCAGAGAAAGAAGACTTGGCTCAGTCTATCTTGTTTGATACGTTTACACCGGATATGTCACCGGAACTGATGAAAGCTATGAGCACGCTTACTAGTGTCGGCATAAAACGAGCGTTGGTATTGGGCTACATCAAGCGAGCGAACCGAATGGAAATCTATGAAGAACTTGTCGGTAGATTATCGCATGTGATTATAGCCGTAATGAAGGAACTATATCCTGAGATGAGAAGCAAGTTGGATAAGTTGGAGGTCGAATTCGATTTTGCCGAACCTTTCGAGGATGACAAAAAGGATAAGTGGAAAGTAATAGCGGAACTATATAATCAAGGCGTACTTTCTTTAGAGACTGCTGTACAAATGCTGGCTTTAACTGACGCTCCTGCTGAAGAAATTGAAAAGATACGCAAGGATGCAGAAGATAAAGTAGCGTTAGCTGCAAAGGTAAAGGGAAACGAAAACACAACTTCATAATTTTAAATGCTTATTGTTTTTGGGCGCATTTCCTTTTAGGATTTGCGCCCTTTTTGCACTTAAATTTTAAGTGAAAGCATTGTGATAATAATATAATATTATTCCTCATTTTGTTTTTAACTTTGTTGGCATGAACACGAATGAACTTATCATAAACGGAAAAGATGCTTGGAATACCTATCGGGTCAAGATGGGGTATGGCTTTTTGGATGCGTTGGAAGCTGACGCAGACAATAAAAGTTATATAACCAATGAAGTAAGGACTGAGCACGGAACTAGGGTTGTTCCTATCCGTCCCAAAAAGGCAGAAAGAAGCATTACCTTGGAGTTCGTTATAGTCGGTAAAGACCATAACGATTACAATAATAGGGTAAAAGCCTTTGATGCACTTATGGATAATGGTTTTGTTACGATACAAGTTCCTCGATCAAAGGATGATGTCTATCGTTTGTTTTGTGCGAGGAAGTCTCCTACCTATTCAAGAGGAAAAGGAGGGGTTATAGGCAAGAAGAGTTTGAAGTTCATAGAATATAATCCAACGAACAGGGGAGCCTTGACTGATGCGGATATTGATATGTTCACGTTGAAAGAATTTGAAGATATAGAACAGTTATGAAAACTTACAAGAATATTGATATAAAGTATTACGATAATGACGGAAACATACATGTAAGATGTTCTGTTCCCGTAACACAGGATGCATTGGTTCACTATGAATTAATGCAGTCTCACTATTGTAAGCTTTCCTTTAAGCTTTATAAGCCTACATATTTCTTGCTTGGTGATTTTATAGATACACCATATGGACGATTTGAGCTAATAGATTTAACTAAGGCCAAAGATAATGATACTATTGGATATTCCTATGAAATCCAATTTGATGCATATTATCGTAAGTTCAAGAACAAAATATTGAAGTATCGCCCGAATACAGGTTCACAAGAAGCGACTTTCTCTCTTACTTCAAAAATAAGTACCCATGTAGAGGTGATTATGAAAAGTCTAGCTTATTATGCGAAGTTAGACAAGTCTTATCTTTACGACCCTAAATTTGAAGGCGAAGGAACGGACTATACTTATGTTATTGATGCGAGCGTAGATGCAAATGCTGCAAAGCTTATAACCTACTCAAACACAAGTGTGTTGGATGCTATTGCAAATATTGCTCAGACGTTTGAATGTGAATGGTGGTTTGAAGGCAATATTCTACATTTTGGTACTTGCGAGAATACAAATGCGATTGTTGATTTCAGACTAAACGACAACATCGTTTCTATGTCAAGTTCACAAAGCCAGTCCACTTATGCAAACAGGGTATATGCTTTTGGAGCTGCAAGGAACTTGCCTAGTGGATATAAGAATGATGCCGATGCGGACATAACAAAAGATGGTGTCGTAGAAAAACGTCTTATGCTTCCTACTTCAGCAGAATGCTCTGACAAAAACAAGCAATTGTTAGCAGAGAATGGCTTTGAGCTGAAAAACGGATATATACAAGTCGGTGGACTCCATGAAGACCAGTACGTAGAGGGAGTAACAACAAATGATGATATTTATCCAAGAAATCTTATCAAAACGTCTAATGTGACATCATACGAAAAAGATGTAGAGGATGAAAGTACACCCGAAGAGGGTGATTACATCAAACGGACTTTCTATCGTGTAAATTCGCTTACTATTGTCAATGATGATGGCGAAAAAACAGGTGATATGGCTTTCCGAAAGGCGTATATTCTTAGTGGCAAGAACTTACATATAGTATTCCAAAGCGGTTCTCTTAATGGTATGGACTTCGAATGTGAGTTTAATCCAGATGGAGTTTCTGAAATACTTAAGGACGATGATGGTAATCCGATATTGAAAGATGGAAAAGAACAGATAAATCCTAAGTCGCAGGTATTTGAGATTGTTGCTAATGAGGATTATGGTCGTTTTTTGCCGGACACAACTTTGCATCCAAAGGACGGAGATACTTTTGTTCTCTATAATTGGGATTCTACCAAATTGGGCGATGCTTTGGTATCTGCTGCTTCCAATGAGTTGCTGACGGATTCTATTAAGAATTTGAAGAAGTCAATAATAGACCCTACGACATATACATGTACCGCTGAGGCTAATTATTCATTCAATCAAGGTCGTGGCAACTTGCATGGGGTAGGAGACAGGGTTAACCTTTACAATAAAGGTTATGATGACAGTTATAGGTCTTCAAGAGTTATTGGATATGAATTCAGCCTTGATATTCCTTTTGATGGTGCGAAGTATTATGTTGGAGAAAAGCCTTCGTATTCCCGCCTCAATGCAATGGAGTCAAAGATAGAGGAACTTGTCTATAATGGACAGAGTTATCTTAATGGTAATGGCGGAAGCGGAAGGTCGATTTACATCATTAAGAGTTATGATAGCATAACTCCTACGGATTATAATGTATTTTCAGCAAAAGCTGTTGATGAACAAAGATTAAACAAGACAAAGGACGACACCGTAAAGGGCACAATCACTTGGGAAAAGGTGCAGAAGCTTTTAAGTGGATTGCTTATCGGTAACTCCAACAATGAGAACGGAG